GCCAGCTCCACCACCTCCAGCTCCACCATTATCGGCCGATCCGCCTTTGGTGTTGTCGCTGCCCCCAGTTCCATTGTGCCACTCACCGCCGCTCGCACCAGTACTAGTTCCAGTCCCCCCAATAGACGCTAGGCCACCTCCACCTCCTCCACCGCCACGTGTTCCGCTCAAGCCACCGCCTCCGCCAGCATAAGCCGTAAACAGCGAGCCCAATGTTGTATTGTTTCCAGCTGATCCTGAACCTGTCGTGCCAGTTGTATGACCTGCGGGTGCTGCGCCGACAGTGACAGACTCGGTTGCGCCAAACGAGGTGAGTGGAATTTGCACACGTTTGTAACCGCCACCACCCCCACCTCCACCACCATTGCCCGCTCCTCCGCGCGACCCAGCGCCACCGCTCCCCCAACCCTCAACATCCGCCCATTGCCCGACACCAGGCTTTGTCACAGTGCCGTTGCTTGTGAACACCTTGCGCATAGGCGATAGTAGCAAGCTGCGTAGGTTCGAGCCATTGCACTGCACCAATATCGCGCCGCCGGGGTAGAGGACCCAGCTTGTCAGACCATCAATCTGCTCCGAACTATTAGGATCTAGCGTTATATCGCCAGTACCCAAATTCTGCACGTAGCAAAACCAGTCAGCGCCAAGTGTAGCAACTGCGTCGAAAGATAGCGTCCCAGTCCCGAACGCCATAATAGCCTTGCCGCGATCCCCGGCGACGGCGGTGTATCCAGATGTGATGTCAGCAATGAAATTACGGCCAACAGCCATAACATCGAGGAACGTTAAGTCCTGCGGAGCTCCTGTTCCTGCACCAAAGGCACGCCCCTTCACCCGCGCGGCGGCCATATCCGCCAGCATAGCATTAGTGACGAAACCATTTGGAATAACTGGGTCGAGTGCCGCTCCAGTTCTTGAAAATAAAATCCACTGCCCATCTTCGTACCCCCAATAGCCTGGGTCGCCATCGGGGTTGACCGCTGGATCAGGATTCCAGTCAGTTCCATCCGCGCGGACAATCATCCCATTGCGAGGCTTGGGAGGCTCAGCGTGTTGCACGTCGATATAGAATGCATCGCGGCCGAAGTTGAGTTCTTCCTCCGTCCGTTTGAGCTGTTTCCAGACCCAATCGGTTAGAGATTCTAAGTCAGTGAATGTTTTCGGTAGTTCGTATTCTAATGTCATAGTTCGGACAGTACTGTTACTTCAACGCCATAACCCTCGAGTTCCCAAGGGGTGTCGGCGGTGGAAGAGAACCGAATTGCGTTGTATACCGTATTCATCGGCGCGCCATCGCCAGCGGGATCGCAATAGCGCACGCCTGCAGATGGGTCGAACACAACTCCGTCTTGCCAAACAACGTCGTCTTCATCCGGAGTTTCAGACCCGCCAAGTTGGACGAGAACCGGCCCGCCTTTGATCTGCGGCCACACGCGGGTGATCATTTTCCGCGCGTTGTAGTCTACCATTGGCTGCCCCTCGCGATCAACGCCAACAACTGCGAGGCCGATGCGTTCAAGGACACAATTGAATGACGTTCCGTTGAAATTGTCAGCGCTTTCGAGCTGTAGGAGGAGAGTATTCGTCTCATCCGTCACGACAACTTTCCGGCGGCTGGCATCCTGCCATTTGTTCGAAGCTTGGTCGGTCCAACTTCCCGTAACTGTCGCCCAGGTTTCAGAAGCCGAACTTTCCACCGGCCCAATCGCCGCGCTGGTGCCGATGAAGTCGCGGAATGTTATGGTGTTTTCCTTATAGTTCCAAATGCAGGCCATATTTGGGTCGAGACTGCCATTCGCCGGGTAGCAAAACCACGCCTCGTCCTGCGCGCGGTTGTCGAGAACGAAGGCGTTTTGAAACCCAATCGGATCGATGTCAGACACGAGGAATTTTCTGTTTGTATCTTCGATAACGGAGAGGAAATCCTGCCCGTCGAAGACTCCTAGGTCCTCGCCGGTCATGACAAATCCAGCTTCCAGCTTGCTCTTCGCCATATTGATGGCAATTGCGCAGCGGGAAGTTAGCAGACCGGCACTCCGAACTGCGGGTTTGATGGACATGATTTGCTGTCCACCAATATAGCGCATGATCCAGGTTGATTCATTTTTGAAAATGCAGAAAAAGTCGCGAAGAGCTAGACCTTCTACAATCTGGCCGGAATTATCCGTCAAATCGCGATGATCTGCGTCGAATGTTGGGTCGGTGACATCCCATGACGCTGGCAATTCCCCGGCTGCAGCGCCGTCGGACCACATAACTCTATGCGGATGCTCGCCGGTGGCGTCGCTGATGAAAAGCGCAACGAGATAGTCGCCAAAGGAGCGGATAATACGCGCGGTTGTGTTTGCCGGCCAAGCTGGGAGGTCTTCTAAATCGTCAGTAAGCACCGGCGTCGGCCAGTACTGCGGTACATCACCTCCGTGATTGAGAATCGGAATGCCGTGGAAGAGATCGCCATTCCATTTGCGGTAGTCAGTTACAGTGTAATCACCTGCTTGCGAGATATCTGCGTGTGCGCCTGAATTGAAGGCGTAGACCTTCGACCCCATGCCGATCGCACTGGCGTAAATCCAGAAAATGTCGCCAGCGTTGTCGACGACCATTACAAATCCCGGAGGGACACTAGGCGTACCCATGACAGATGAATGTCCGCCAATCTTCTGCGCGCGCTTGTCGACAAAGCGGACATTACGCGCGCGGGTCCACGCCTCGGGCGGAAGGCGGTGGGAAGGGGTCTCTTGCATAACCCCTTTCGACCCAATGGATTGGATTGGCACGAACGTCATTTATGCTGCCTCGCAGAGGAGCGTGAAGCTCATTAAAACGTTGTTGCCGAAATCAGCCATGTCGACAACTACGGCTTCAGCGGCGTCGGTTGGGAAGAATGTTTTCCACTTGACGTAATTATTAGTGATGCCTTCAGTTGTAAGTGTTACTTCCATGTCTTCAGCTGGCGTATAAGAGCGGGAAGTAACAGCAGATGAACCGGAATATAGTGCGACGTGGAGATTTGCTTTAATGCCTGTCCCTCCTTGCGTCTGCGACGAGGGATTGTTGGTAGTAATTTCCGAGTCAGAGTCGACTAATGTGACAGTTCCAATTGGAATATTCGGACGGAACTGGATGATGATAGCTGCTTCACCTTCAGTGCCGCCAGAAGAAGATACGTTTATGCCTGATCCATCTTCTGTCCCGTCTGCAATTTTACGCGCGGCAACAATGCGGTAGCCTGCCGAACCTCCAGGAGTAGCAGAGTCAGTAAGTAAGCTGCTGTAATTACTTGGCGTTGACATGGACGGCGGGTCGCCGCCGGTATCCATCGCAAGGCCAATGTATATCAGAAGATCGCCTGACTCAATGCCGCTTCCTGGATGGTTAATATTCCCGCTGCTAACCACAGAGCTATGGTTGACGTAAGTCAGCCGAACTGGCGGGCGCTCAATCCCGTAAAATCCAGGGTCCATACCAGGAATGACGCCCATCAGAGCACCCGTTTAGCAGACACAGAGAAGTGGTCGGTATCGATGCATTTGATGATGAATTCGTACCACTTTGTGCTAGTGATGTCAATTACCGTCGGCAGCTCGCCTTTGAAATGTGTGCCGAAAGTGATCGTCCGGCCGGTTGAGTTATTTCCTTTCACAAGAATTGCATGATGGTCGCCGATAATTTCATTCGTTGGATTTGCAAAAGCTGCATTCTCGTCGATTGTAACCACGCCATTGATGAAGGTCTTCCAGTCAATCGCGATCGACCCGCCGCTTTCGGAAAGCGCGACATATGATGCAGCAGTGCTTCTATCTTGTGCCATAATCGCTTTGGCACCAGTTGCAGCCTGGAAGATTTCGGTATCTGTCGCCTGTTCGACAGTTCCCTCCGTCGACTCTGACGCCGTTGGCACAACCTGCGCAACCAGCGCCGTACCAGCCGCGCGTTGGAACATAATCATGCGCCAGTTGCCGGAGCCGAGGGAAATGAACAGTGCGTGGTCGCCAGCAGCGGTTACGATATCGTCGCCGGAGAGAAGGATGAAGGATGAGCCATTATAGTTAAGCGTGAGGATGCCGGCGAAGCGAACCCACCGGAGGAAACCCGCCGGCTCAGTTGCGAAACCGTCGATTTGAGTCGTGCCGGTGATGTTGATATAGTTTGACGCAGGTGTGGAGAGATCGGGGGTGGTTGCCGACGCAAGATCGACAGGTGCTTGCTCAAGATAAATCGCGCGCGAGAGTGAAGGGAAGGTCGCCTTCGTTACGGTTTTAAGCAACCGCAAATGGTCGTCGCCCTGCGAGACGTTATCGCCCGCAACAGGGTTTGTGACGACTAGGTCATCAATAAATGATGCTGCTTCGAGGCCCATATCACGACGTCTCCCCCATGGCGTAACGCCGGTTGTCAGTTAAGAGGTCCATTGAGTATTGCTCAAGAGCACTCTTTGCCTCGTTGAAAATTGCGCCGAACATGTCACGCTGCTTTGCGTCATTCGCCCCGCAGACAAACAGCCCAACGCGTCCGATGAGACAGGACGGTGCGTGCTCCGCCCACAAGTTCTCCTCAGAATCGTCGGTCATTACCGTATCGTGTGCGTAGTAACGCATTTTAACGGTATATGCCACATCGGCCTTCGGGAAAATGCGGAACTTCCTGCCAGCGGATGCGTATGCCGACGGGAAGGTGCTGTCCTCATTCCCATACAGGCTGCGCAGATCGTCTTCGTCCGCCTTGCAAAGTGCGATTTCTTCCGCTTCGTCATTCACCAGCGTGATTGCGTCTTCCTCAATCTCCGCGATGAAGTCCTGCGGCCGGTCGAAAGTCTCCCCATCGACCGTCAAAACTCCAACCGTGCGATCGTCCGTCTGCAAAAACCACGGGCGGATGATCCATTTGACTTCCTTCTCCAGCGCGCGTTGCTGGATGCCGATCTGAGTGTTGATGACTGCGGTAAGGTCGGTCCTATGCCCCATCAACATTTGGATCTGTGTTCTGATTTCGCCCCTAGTCACTCTCTTCATCCATTAAGTGAGCGTTGAGGAGTTCGATGTCCGGATCGCCTTTATCCAGACGAAGCTTAACCCGGCCGGGGAGTTCCTTTTTGGGACGCTTCCAATTGGACGGCCCTTTTCCGTTCGTCCTCGGCGGGTCGACGGAATAATCCGGAACCATCCTTGGCGCCTCTACCTCCACGATCTCTCCGGAAATCTGAAACTTCGATCGCGTACCGACGGAGATTTTCTTGAGTATCGCTTTGTCGCTAACTTCCAGACGCATGTGGCGATCGCCATTATCGTCCGGGCCATCTGCATAATCATAGCACATTGTCGACTCCCAGTTAAAAAAAGGGGAGGGCCATGTCCACGCCCTCCCAGTCTACCGCATGAAACCTGGGTGTTAGACAGTTGCAGAGAACATGTCGGCGACGTTGGAACCAGCCGGGACGAGGACCATGCCATGAACGCCCCAAACGTTCGCAGCGATGTCTTCGACCTCGATCATATCACCGATCTGACCGCCAGTAGTGGTGCCATTCAGCGTGATCGTATCGTCAGTGCCGGTGCCAGAATACGCCGTCGCTGCGTTGGCGTCGTTATCGAGAGAGACGATAACGCCCTTCAGCGTGTGGCTTGCGTCCGGAACCTTGATCAGATGGTTGTTGGTATTAACCGCCGTTACACGGAACCGAATGCGCGCGCCGGAGCCAGTTGCCGCCGGGAGGGTGACAGTGCTCGCAGCCGCGGTGTGGTCGAGAAGGATGGTCTTGCCGTTGTGCTGCGCTTTGGTCAGCGTCAACGCAGTGCCACCCACCGCAACCGCCTGGAAGCCATTGTCCGCAGACGCGCGGATGATTGCGCCGGCCCAGGAAGTCACCGCGCCTTCGCCAGTGTTGAACACAAGCGCCAAATCGCCACGCGCAACGGTGACGACGGTCTCGGTCTCGCCCGTGTTCTTGACGACGATGGCCTCACCATTGCCATCGGCGTTGTTGTAGATCCAGAAGAACATGCCTTTGACGGTTTCATCCGTCGCGAGCGGCAGGCGTAGGTCCTTGTCCGCACCATTTGGATCCATGATGAGGAGGGAAGGCGACAACTCCGTCAGTTGGTAGTTGTCAGTGATGGGCCCGACGAACGGCATATGCCGTTGGGCGGTCTTGAAGAGCGGGTTAATCAGCTCGGGGTATTCGAGAAGTGAACGCATTTCGCGTGGCCTCCTTACGAGTCTGCAAGGTTGCCGAGGTACGCACAGGTCAGACCACCGCGGTCGACCATGAGCGAGCACTCGGTCTGGAGGAAGCCACGACGGACGTCTTCGGACTCGGTCTGGACGTCATCCTTGACTTTGGTGTCGCGATCCTTCAGGTGGACGTAGCGGATCGAGTCGAAGTCCAGGATGAACATCGACCGCGAGTATTTGTCGTGGACGTTCAGCAGGGGGTGGGTCTTGAGGAAGATCGATCCCTGCGGCGTGATGAAGCGACGGAAGTTCATCCCGTAGACTTCGAAGACGCCGTCGTACTGAATGTCGGTGTTGCTGTCGGCCTGGATGACCTTATTCAGGCTGTTCAGCGCGAGGTTGCCGCAGAAGGCAATGCGCTCGTCGCCGGCGCCGGTGTCGTAGTCGAACACGCGGTAGATGGCGTCGAGGAAGGTCGATACAGTGACCGGCGAACCGAAGATCGTCGTGCGGCTGTCGGGGATGAAGGAGCGCAGGCCGCCCATGTAACGCTTGGGCTTCCCGTTCGAACCAGTCGTTTCATGCCGACGGCCGTAGAGGATTGCCCACTCGATGTCGCGAGAGTGGTCGAAAGTTTTGCGCTTCTTGTCGTTCGACCAGAGATCGCCAGTGCGATAGGTGGTCTTGTCCGCAGTTTTCGAGAGCTCATAGGTGTTCTTGAAAATCTGCGTGTAGTTGTAGTATTTGATGGGGTTGCGCGAAACGGCCTGGGGCGCGTCCGTGCCTTCCGCATATGCGGAGCCCATCAGAGTCAGCCACGCGTCGTCGCTGATGGTCGCCGGGGTGGACCCTGCGGCACCGCGGAGGACGGTGAATGAGGTTGCGGAAGCGACGGAAACGACTTCGAGAAGCTCGTTGTCCATCACGTCGGACTCGGTCTTCTCCACCTGGAGGAGGTCGCCGGGCTTCAGATGCGTGGCGAGGCCCCAGTTGCGATCGGCGTTTGTGGAATCCGGATCGCTGGAGTCGACGTTGATAGTCGTCACGCCGGCGGCATGGGAGCCATTCACCTGGAGACGGACGTTGCCATTCGGCTCATCCCACCAAGCGAATTCCGGATCGGTGACAGACTTCTTTTTTGCGCGAGAGGTCAGCGCGAAGATCGGCGCACTGCCCTTAGGGTTGCGAAACAAAATCATTTCGCGGAAGGATTTCGGACGCTCGTCCGTCCCGACATCCGCTGAGGCCCGAAGGCCGGCTACTGCAGTCATTTTCCAATGCCCCAAAGATTGTGGTTAGTCCGGGAGGTCTCCCCCAAAGTTCAGCATGTTGGCGAGGTCTGTTATAGGATCGACTTTCTGCGCGGGAGTGCCTGGAGCCTTCCGGGCCTGTGGCGCGCCGCCACCAGCTTTTGCCGCTGGTGCGAAGGCTTGTCGGGAAATCTCCCGCTTGCCCGCAGGCTTTGCACTTCCGTTGCCATTCCCATTCCCGCCGGCAGGCTTTTTCACCGGCGGAGTCACGTTGAGCATCACGTAAGCAATCCGCGCGGTTTCATCCATGATCTGTTGCCGAGTGGCGCCAGGGTGGAGTGACCGCACATTGTGCATGATTGTACGCAATCCCATATCGTGTTGGGTCTTGTCGAAGCCGTAAGTCTGGTAGAAATTCCTCTCCTGCTCTTCACCGCTGTTCGTCACGCCGATAAGACTCTGTACAACAGCCGGGAGGGTTGTGTGCAAAATCTCGCTAAAGGTCGCGACAGACTTGAGGTAAACTGCTGCACTCTGGCGTTCGAGGACTTGGCGAGTGTCGTCATCGAACTTTTCTGCGTCTTGTGGGGCGAGGCGGAAAGTGCCTTGGCCAGCGAGGTGATCGACCGCCTTGTCGAAGTTCGCATTTATCACTTCATGAAACGCTGGCTGACGCGGAGCCGGCGGTTCATTAGCAGTTGCCTGGGGAGTTGAAGCCTGTGGCTGCGGCTGTGGCTGGTTGCCGGCGGCAGGCGCAGGGGGTGTTTGACCTCCCTGAGCGGCGGCGGGCGCCTTCCCTCCACTTGCCGCAGGTGGCTGCTCTCCTAGCGCCTCCTGCGTTTCAGCATCCCCGGTGCCACTGGTGTCGACAATTTCATTGTCAGACAGTTCGGACTCATCCGTGACGATGCCACCATCGGAATCAGCAGTCTCGCTTTCGTCCAGCCCCCAATCGAAATCGGAACTGTCGAGGCTATCTGCTACCGCATTATCCGCTGCGGCTGCGCTATTCTTGTCCGTCATAATCATTCTCCTCGTTCAGGCGATGTTGCAGCTCGTCGATGGTCTCTTTATAAGTCGCGATCAGACCGTTTACGAGTTCCATTTGGTAAAGGCACTCAACGGCCCGTCCCTTCGCATACTCCTGCGCCAGCGCCGCATCGAGGTTTGGCAAAGGTGCCATAGCAATCCCAGCCATTATGCCATCATAGCGCGCTTTCAAGAGTTTGTCAAGAAAAATCTTTCCGTCTTGCCCCTGTATCTGGGTCAAATCTTTCAAGATTTTGCGCAGTGAACCGATGTCTTGCGTCAGGTCTTCTGGCCCGACCCAGTCGTCCTGTTTAAAGTCCAATTCCACCTCCTCCGATTGGCACTGGCCCCACCCCGTTGCCAGGCTGTTTTAGGTTGTTAGGATCGCTTCCGCGACCACCGCCGCGAATTGGCACGACATTGCCGGCGGCTGCCATGGCTTGGAGCTGCTCCGGCGAGCCCATCTCGATGCGGAATTTGTCGATATTGCGCAGACCGGCGAGCTGTGCTATCCACGCGAAGATTTTCGAGATGGAGTATGTCATGCCAATTTCCGGCATTGACTTCGACGCGACGAGGATTTCTTTCCACAGGTTGGCCTGTGCGAAGCGGTCGAGAGGCATGGTGCCGTCGACGGGGACGAAGTCGTAGAAGCCCTGGATGTCATTGGGCGTGACATTCATCCACTCGCTTCCTGCAAGGCCCGCCAGGTTGCCGACGACTTTAAGCGTAACGTCAGCGTCTTGGTATTGCTGCGAGTTTTGCACCATTTGCTGGGCAAAAGTGTCGATACCAGTGGCGGACATATATTCGGTTTCGACCTTTTGTCGCGAGACGCCACCCACTGATGAAGTACGAACCTCTGTTGCTGTTCTGCGTCCAGTCTTGGTAAACGCGCCCAGCATCTGGTCATTGATACCCGATACACGCTCGCCCACTCCGATCATTTGCATGAAGTCTGTTGTATTGTTTCGCGTAACGTCAGCGATCTGCAGCTGCTCCACCGCCTTTCCTGGCAGGTTGCTCGCCCCCGCGCGCAGACGAATCACCCCGCCGGGGATCGGATCGGTGATGTCCTTCATCACAACCCGCATTGGGTCGACGACGAAGAGGTTATTCAGCGACGCCCGGACGTTGAAGAAATGGGAATTGAGTAGCCAGTCGAGGGTCTGTTGTACTCCAGACAGAATTTCTGGCATTCCCCGGTTGGCCAGGGCGTAGGCGTCAGGTTCAAGCTCGATAAAGTGGTAAGGATACTCACAATGGTATGCGCCATGGGGCTGGGCTCCTAGGACAGTTTCCCAATCTGCGGTGACGGTGAACACCCACTTCTCGGGGTAGTCGGACGGTCCGAGCCCCCAGTCGCTGGGCGTGAGTTCGATGAACATTTCATACACGGGGATGATGTCCGGTCGGGACTTGCCATCCTGCGCGGCGTATTGCTTAGACGCGAAGGCGATCAGCTCGTCTTCAGGCTTCTCCACTTGGGAATCATCGTCGCGCTCGTCGAAGAATCGTGGAGAAATGTTCGAATTGATAAATTCAGCGTTGGTGTAGTACCCGGCCTTCTGGCGCTCCATGACTTGGAGCCAGGAAAGTTTGGTGCGACATCCGCAGAACTCGCCCCGCTGGAAGTCTCGCATAGTAACGCGCGGATCGGGCAGCCAATCGCGGGGATTGATGTTAGTAGCTTCATTGCCTTTGTATCCCGGGATTTCGAGAGTGACCTGCTCGCGATGCTCGACGCCGAGCTCGTCGGTGACGAACTGAATTTCGGTCGCATGGCGGATTTTGTTCACCCAATACAGGGAGGTAATGCCGACGCCGTATCGTGCCGCGTCGTAGAACCAGGAGTATAGGACGGGGAGCATCCGGCCGACTTTGGTCTGATAATCGTGAAGAGCTTCCACCGCCAGGACGCCTTGCTGACCCTCGCCATGCCGTCCGTCGAACTGGAAGATCGGCGAGCGTCCGAGGAAGACAGAGCAGATGTATGTGTGAAGCGCCATGACGACGGCATAGGTGTATGGTACCTTGATGGTTGTGTACTTCGGAACGCCCTGTTGCTCACGCTTAAACCGGCGGCGACCATCAGCCACCGACTCGGGCACGTAGGCAATGATCTCGTCCTCAGCCTTCCGCCACGCGAGGCGCTTGTTGGAGAACGACCGCTCGGAAAAGCGCACCCGCCGGCGGACCTCTTCCTTGATCCTGTCGGCGAGCTTTGAGTTAGGGCGGATGTCTTCTTCAAGAGTTAGTGATGGCATTAGGGTGCCGCTCCTTGATATTCAAGTTCACCGTATTGCTGCTCCTCATACCCGGAGAGTTCTCCTTCGAAGAGGTCAGTTGCGAATAGACCCTCGACCGCCTTGGCAACCGCCTCGATGATGTCGTCGAAGGATACGTTGGGGTAGTTTGTTATCTGGTCGATAAGGTCGAACATCGACGGGTGGAGAAGTAGCTTCCCGTGGGATAGCGGCCCGGCGAGAGGGTCGACGATCTTATCGTATTTGCTGCGTTTGTCTTTCTCTTCCTCGATCGGGATATAGCGACCTTGGGATTGCATGGCTTGGCGGAGGAGCCACGCGAGGGTTGCCTGATATCCGTGAGCTTCAACGCGGACTTTCTTTGGGTTCCAGCGAGAGACTAGTTCGAAGAATGCTGCAATGGTCCAATTCGGTTCATGCCCACGATTAAACTTGTATTCAAGGACATAGTATTTGCCCTGGTGATACCCGACGACTGCGAGGACTTCGTAATTCTTCTTATGCATCCCCTTTTCGATTTCCGTCGGGGATGGCGGTGGTACCGGGTCGATCGCCATTGTGATATACATTTGGTGCAATGGCGGACAAGTGCTTTCATCATAGAACTTGATCCATTCCCGGCGGAAGGCGGACGTCTCCGGAGTTACGAGTTTGCACTCCATCTCGCGCGAGAAGAGGGATGCAAGGTTGCGCTGCATGTGGCCTTGCTTGTCAGTGCGTAAGTCGGCTGAAGGAAAGCGCACCTCCCATACGGATTGCTGCTGGTCGAGCGGTTTGTTCTCTGATTCCTTTGTCCAACAGCCTTGGCGGACGTTGTACCATGTCGAGTCCTTAAACGCCTTCATGGAGTAGTCGTCATGATGGAACGGCGTTTGCAGAACGAGCATCTTGCGGTTGGGGTTGTCAGTGTAGGAGGCAAGCGATTTCGCCAGTGCGCCGAGGACTAGGACCTCGAGTTTGTTCCGCTGGATTGCGCTGGCAGCGGTTTCGTCATCCAACCCGTCGTCAACGACGATAAAGTCCGGCCGGTAATCGTCAATGTTCAGCCCGCGCGTTGAGCCGTGGATACCCATCCCGATGATGGTGATATCCTCGTTCGCCACGGAATGGTGGATACAAATTTCACCTTCATTCCACGGGAGCGCCCGACGGAGGCCGAAGGTTGTGCGATATGCGTGGTTGCGTTCGACCTGTCTGCGCATCCAGCGCACAACGAGATCAGCCTTCGCCTGGCTTGCACAGATTACGAGGATGGTGCGCGACTGCGCATATGCCACGCGCTTTGCAATCGCGGCCTTTATGTTCGTCGTTTTCGAGCTTCCGCGAAACAATTGGAAGTTGACGAACACCACCTTCGGGCTCTCAATCGGCGCCCAGATGCGATCGAAGAATGGCGGGAAGTCGTCGCGGAATGTCTTCGGAAAGAACGCCTTACAGAAAAGCCGGGGGTTGGATGCCCCCAGCTGTCCAATTTCTTTCCACGTGACTGTTTCACTTTGAGTGTTCACGCCATTCCTCGGGAAGGTGCTTCTTTCGGTTATACCGCCAGGGCTTACGCTTGTAAGCTGGGTTCTCGCAAAGCATGGTCCAGATTGATTGTCTGGGGATGTTCAGCAATTCGGCGGTTGCTTTGATGCCCATGCCGCGCTCGCAGACTAAGTGGATGACATTTTCTTTCTGCCATCCCTTCCAGTTATAAGCTGTTGTGACAACGAGCTTAGTAGAACCCGCCTCCACCACCTTTTGCCTTGGCCTTGGCTTTCGGCTTTTTGCTGGTGGACTTGCCCCGCTTGGCATTCTTCGACTCCTCGGCCTCCTCCCCTCCCTGCATCTGCGCCATTTGCAGTCCCGCGATCGGCCGGTTGAGCTTCTTCGTCGTGGAGGTTTCGGTGCGACCCTCCTCCCCGCCGTCGGCCGACACCATGCCTTTAGTCACGCGCTTTTTCGGAAACCCTGCCATTGCACTTGTCCTCGTAAATTGTGTTTGCCTTAGCTATTTGCCGTTTCAACTGAGAGCTCAGTGAGTCGCTCCTTGATGGCCGGATCGGCAAAGTTAGCCGACTTAGTTGACAGTAATCTTGCACTGCCGGAGTAGGGGATGAACATCCCGCCGTTGCCGTGGCCGTTAGCAAAATTGCCACGATCGAATATCGGCCTGTCATCGGTACCATCCTCGGGACTCGAACATCGCGTCGATTTCCTTATCCGAGGCATTGTCGATTTCCTTTTCTAGTTTGAGTGCTCGGGAGAGGGAGGCGTAGATCTCACCCATAACCGCCTCCCTCTCCTCCTTCCGCCCCTGCTCAATCCATCCGCGAGACTGGAAATAGGATATAAGGGAGGCGAGAAGTTTTATTAGGCTGAGGATGGTGGAGAGGGACATGGCAGGTCGGGCTCTTTGCCGGCGTGTTTCACTGCGCACCTCCACTCGCCGGCTGGGCGGCCTCGACTCTCTTCGCGGTCGTCGCTGCGTCGCCAGCTTTGGCCTCGATCTTGTCCGCCTTGTTTCCGATAAAGAGGAGGATCATCGGCACGAGGAAGCCGTTCATGTTCGCGACCATCTCAGCGGTGATGTTGAACGTGCCGGTGCCGTTGACGATTGCGACGAGGAGATTGATACCTGCGACGGCAATTGCGCTCAGCTGTGTGTTGTTCATTTCCGATCGTCCTTTCCGAGTCCCTCACGTTCGTAAACGAAGAGGAACATTATGGAGCATGTGGCGAGGGCAAGGTGGTGAATGCCGCTCTCCTGGTCGACTGGACCCTCGCGCCACCAAGCCCACAGATGCCGCATGCAGGAGTTGATGCAACGCGACCAGTTCATCCCCTTGCGCCAGTTGTCAGGTCCGTATTTTCTTGCGCCGTAGACAAAGGCATTGCCGATCTCTTCGAGGAACCACGGATCGATATAGCGCATTACGTCGGAGTGGCGGACCTTGCCAGTGTCATAACGCAGTGCGCCGTTTGGCGCCGGGATGACCATTGCGCCGTCGACTGCGAGCGTGTCGGTGATCTCCTTGATCCGCTCCTGCGACATTGGCATTTGCTTCGTCTCAGGGATGAGGGAGAGGTCAGCCATCTTTCCGTCCCCAGATTGCAGTGATGAACCCGCCGAGGAGAAGTTCGAGGATGTCTCGCCCGATCTCGGCTGCCTCCTTGTCTTTGACCTTCTCGATCTTGTCGATGGACTTGTCCGCCTTGCGGAGCAACCGTTCGGCGATAGCTTCGGCTTGGTCTTTAGTCATCCTTCTGCTCCTGCAGCTTTTCCTTGCGTTCGACGAGGAGCTGGAGGGTGTAATCCGTCACGATGCGGAAAGCATCCTCCAGGCACATCTGGGCCTCATGCAGTGCCGCAATGTCACTCATGGGCTTTGCCTTAGCCTGCTGGCCGGTGAGGAGTTCGATCTTGTCGATGACCCGCGCCTTCTCCTTCTCGAATTCCTCGCGGATGCCCTGGGCTTCGACGCCCGCCATGATCTCGTCGTAAGTGCTCATTGCCGCGTTTCCTTTACATGTCCGCTCCATACCCAGGCCGGGATGGGTTCGTGTTCTGCACGCTCGAGCACAACTTTGTACCAGAGCTGGGGTTGTGGGGTGCCGGATTTGGCGATCTCGTCCGGCATCTCGTCGGGGTTCCCGCTGACTTCGAAAACGCCGGAGTCGAGCGGGGTGAAGAAGCCGTCGTCGTCCAGACCGACTATGCGATTGCTGGCGTTAAATGACGGCCACTTTCTAAATATTGCTGAAGGGAGACTTTGGAGCACGAAAGTTGCGTCCTCTCGCCCAAGCAGTCGACCTCGTAATTGGGCGAGAGGGAATAGTGGATTGGTGTCGACTTTGCGTCCAGGGGAGATTTCCCAGTGAGGAGCAACGGCCTCAATTCCGTAGCGCTCACGGATGGCAAGACAGAGGGCAAGGGACGCTTCCAGCTGCCGTTCCGTATATGCCATCCAATGTCCATCACCGTGGTGAGGAGTACTAATGCGCTGGATGTCATACTCCTTTGTGCTGTAAGTCTTACCCCATGCAGAGACTCCCCCGGCGAGCATTTTGCCAGGGTTGACATGCTCGATGCCGATGGCGAAGGAATTGCACCCTTGGCGACCTTTGTAAAAGGAAGCACCTGCGTGCCAAGTTTTGATGCTGCAGGAGGCCAGCTGGGTGATGAATCCTTGGCGGTCAATGACGAAGTGAGCCGACGCTCGAGAAGCGGGATTACAGAGCCACGAGATTGATCCGGCACTTGAGAGGTCTCCTGCTGTGTCGTGGACCACGATTAGCGTTGGGGTGATTGGTCCGCCTTTGTTGGGGGTGGGATGGTAGGCAATGTTCTCCACCATCCCGTTGTCGTTGATTGTTAGTGGTTTCATGGGTGGGTCTCAGCTGAGGAAGTGTAAGTAACTATCGCCGATTGATGCTTACGATTTTCCCTCTGCCATTTTCTGCAGCCGCTCAGCGAAAGGGTTGCCCGCCGACGCCGGCTGGGCGACATAGGGCGGGTCGACAGGGTCGGGCTTGCCGGCGTTGGGGTCGGTGGCGGGCAGGTTCTGGAGCGCCGCGAGGTCAGGATTGCCAGCGTCCTGCTTGTCGCCATCATTGTCGAGGTCGTCAGGCTCGTTGCCGGGTTCCGCAATCTTCTTGGCCTGGGTGGACGATTTGAGTCTCGCGGGGACGCTGTCGACCATTGTCACACCCTGGCGGGACTGGGAGGTCGATTGCAGCACTGCCCCGCCCTTGCTCGCCTCGTGCGCGCGCTTGGCGATGTCCATCAGCTCCATGCCGTAGGTCGGAAGCGCCTTCCCAGCCTTGATTGCCTGGAGGCGAATCATGCCGGTCTTTTTCGTCCAGTCGATAAACTGCCCGAGGGTCGCATGGGGATTCGCGAGCGCGAAGTTCTCGATGGTGTCCTCGACGTTCTCACCGCGCTGCCAGCCGTACATCTTCGTGCCGCGCTTGAGGTCCGTGACGAACTGCTCACGGTTTTCATTCATGTGATAGGATACTTTGTCACCAATTCTGAAAACTGCCATTTTCACTGTCTCCTAGAGGGTTGGGCATTTGAGGGTGCGATTCTCGATACAGAACTTGTACAAGTCTGCCTTGAACGCGACGTTATCAGGTATGGCTGGCCCCTTCGCAAGACTGACGCTAAATGCTTGCATCTGTTGGCCGAGCGCGATGACCTGCGCTTCCAGCCGGGTAACTTGCTGGGTGAGCTGGGAGTTTGTCAGCTCGGTGCTTGTCGATCTTGTCCCGAACCAATACGCCGCACTGATTGCGGTCAGGAGGATTCCTGACAGTACTGTGATTGGCACAAAGCCCTTGCTTAAATCCGTCACCGCTTGCTCCAGTTGGGTCATTTAGTTTTTCCCTTCGAGGTAAACGGTAGGACGTAAAAGCCAGGTGCGAGAGCTTTTAAGTCGGCGATGTTGCGAAGATAGATAGGTTGTTCGGGAAATGCTACCGGGCCACAATTCTTGGCGATGATGACCCGAGAGACTGGCGTGCGGATGCAGGAGCGATAGCGCTCAAGTTGGTCGTACGCGTCGATTGATAAGGTGTTCTTGATTTCGATTAAACAAGACCAGGCAAAAGCATCGCCGAATATTCGTGCGTCGACAATGCCAGTACGTAGACGGTGTTGAAGCGACACTCTATTCCCGAAGGCTTCGACTAACGCGTCACTCACCTTCTTCTCGTACCGGAGCCCCTGTCTTATTGCTGCTGCTGAGTAGGCCCCGCTGGGCAAACGGGTTGACGGGTACATGTGCGACATCGGACGGTTCCAGTTCGAGTGTTTTCCCTCGTGCGATTTGATTCTCTCGCGCGGCTTGGAGTTCGTTGAAGGTCAGTTCGACGGTTACGTTTGTGGCAGGTTGCTGATTGCTGCTGAGCTTCGGCGCGTGGATGCGGTCTTGCGTTTTGTTCCAGTCGTCGAGGACGATTCTCGCGGCTTCGAGTTTGACGGTTGGGAGAACTTCTGGCGCGGTGGCGATCTGGGTGATCGCGGTCAGCACGGCGGTTGTCGCTGCGATGCGCTGGGCCTCGACGGCGTAGAGACCTTCCCCATGTTTGACTTTGATTGCGCGGGCGAGGAGGGTACGAAAGCTGTCGCTTTTCCGAAGGTGTCGGACAGTACTCGGCTCCGCGCCGATTGCCTTGGCCGCGTCCTCGTCGGAGATCGTTGTATTGTCGGACAGCAGATCAACCAGGCGGAGGATGATCCCCTGGCGCGGCGAACGCTGCGGTGGTAGTGTAGTTGCTTCCGACACGATATCCCCTTTCAATGTGCCGGGAGGCTGTAAGGCAGCTCGCACAATGCGGCTTCGCCTTCCGCTTGGGTGCGCCAAACAGCCTCCCTTCGCACCTCATGCCAGCAGTTCCTCGCCGTGGGAAGGGAAATTCAAACGGACGGAGGAAAACCGCGCGGCATGTTCGCAAAGTATGGCACAACCCTTTCGCTTTGTCAAGGAAAAAATTTCCGTCTGGCCCCTGCGTTGGGGTCCCCTTTCTCGCCGCCTCGACGGCAAATCGCCTGCGGCGCTCTTGTCTGGCCCCACCTCTGGGGTCCCCATTTGCGCCCCTTTCGCACCCCTTGCTGCGCGCTGCCTTCGGCAGCTTGCTAATTGTAAGTGTTTTCAATTTTCCGGTCGGACGGGCTCGGTGACTTGAGATTTCAGGGGGGCGGGGCGGCAGGGTGGCATGGGGGGACCGGGCAGGGCAGGGCATGGTATGGGCGAGATGAGGTTTCCGAGCGGAAGTCTAGGAGATGCAACCTATGACCTCCCCCCTTGCATCTGGGCGAATCATTTGGTACAATGGGGACGCAGGGCAGATAAGGGGATTGTCCCCAAGGCCCGGAACAGTTGGGAAGGAATGGCAATGACGAATTCTTGGAGCGCACTGAAGGAAGTCCGGGCTAATGCGAGGAAGGATGACGGACAGGATTATTTTATCAAGGCAATGCAGTTTGTTGAGGATGGAAAGCACGCGGGAGATATGGGGCATTATGACTTCGAAGCTGCGCGACGGCATATGGGTTATGCGCTGTATCAGATTGAGCGGTTGTTTAACTTGAGGAACGGACGAGGTTGATCAGCGCGGGTGTTGCAAGGGGGACACACTCATCCCCCCTGCAAAAATCTTCGCGCTTCCGCAAAAAAGTCCTTGCAACTTTTTCGCCGAGTCGCTAAGATCGGACTCGTAAGGGCAAGAAGGCAATCCTGCCATCCCCCTTATCGGGAAGGGAAATCTCCCCATGCAAAAGGCTGCAGCCACGTTTGATGCAACTAAGGGGAGAATTCTCCCTGACCTTTCGAAAGGAAAGAAGATGACGGAAGCTACTGAGAACGGCAATAGCGTGAAGATCAACCCGAACACCGGCAAGCCGGTTCGCCAAAAGGGCCAGACGGTGCAAGTGCTATTCGTCGCGGACAATGGCGAGGCCGCGAAAAGCCCGGCGGGGAGGAATGTGCAGAAGCTTAAGGTCGTGTTCCCCAAGAACAAGACCCAGCATGAATTCGAGATCACCAAGCTTTCGCCGGATATTCTGATGCAGGTCGCCGCGTTCGGCCTGGCGACATTGCTCAGAAATGAAGCGAACACAACCCCAGAGGAGGAAGGTCCGGAAGAGGCCGAGGCGAATTTGCTCTCCCGCTGGAATGGTTTCGCGAATGGCACATACCGTTCGATTTCCACTGGCAGCGCAACCCCGCTGATCATTCTGGCACTCCAGCGCGCGCTTACGAACGCGGGCAAGAACGCCGAGGAGATCGCCGCGACCGTTGCGAAATATCAGGGGATGTGGGACGAGGGTGACGACGACGAAACCATTAAGAAGAACCGCCGCGAGATTACCAAGGGGCTGATGGACAAGAATCCGATTAAGCTGGCCAAGCTCCAGATCGAGGCCGAAAGGGCCGAGGCGCGGAAGGCGAAGATGGAAAGCGCGGGAAGCGAGGATTTGTCGGACCTATAGCAAGGCCGAAGGCCGCGCAGCAAACGCTTACGATTTCGAGGCTCAAGGATTGAGGCCGGGGGGCGACTCCCGGCTTTTTTCATGCCACAAGGCGATTCGTAAGTGTTTTGCCTTATTCCCGCAGAACGCGCGAAAAAACGGCCTGCGGCGATCGCCAGACTATCGATATGATGTATCCATGCATATACCTCCCTAATAAGTTGTTTTATTTTTTTTTTTCAATCATAGATAGTAAGTGTGACAATAATATCATAATCGATAGGTCTCCGCACACGGCATTCCGAAACCTTGAAATTGCCCCATTTCCGCCATAATTCCGCCATAATCCCCTGCTATCCTACCCTCGCATCCGGGGGAATAACTCTGTCCACTCCCTCAAATCACGGACCATTCCATGCCTGACACTCAGCCACACAAAACATATTTTTCGAAAGGACTCGCAAGGGCATTCATGCTCGCGGAGAACTGCGCGCTCGCGCTCGCGCTGCATAAGGACGGGGGGCAGGAGTTTTTGCCGCCAGTCAAGAAGCTCGCAAGGATAGCGCGTCCGAAGAAGGAAAAGAAGACCTTCACACAAGTTTGCAAATGGCATAAGTGCAAGAGGAATGGTGAGGCATTTACCACCACGAACGGACGGCAGAATTATTGTTCAAAAGACTGCCGCGATCAAATGAACTGGTGGAAGTACGCAAGGCAAAAGAAGGTCAACTCTCGCGAGTTCAAAGAACGCAAGAAGTTGAGAGATGAACAGTGGAGAATGTATGAGCAAGGACTAATCTCCAAGCCACCGCTAGGCGCGGGAGGTAGGACGGAAAAGCAGAAGAGGTTGCTCAGGATATTCTACGCACGCATGGGAGGATTCAGGCTTATAAGTAAGCGGAAGGAATTAGGTCGTGCAAAGAGAAGACCAGGAAGGAAGAGCAAGTATTTCGCAACTGACTGACTATGACCAGATTGCGGAAGACATGGGATGGAGAGTTTGTCGCAACACAAGGTGTCGCAAGTTCCTCGACCCATTCGACAAATTTGATAGATGGTATTGTTCAAGCAAGTGCAAGAACTCTAACAAACGCAACAAAAGGACTCACCGCAATGAAGATTAAGAATTCATAATCCCATGGCGAGAAACTACTCCCAGCGCTATTGCAAGAAGTGCAATAAGCCATACATGCCCACCGGGCCAGCGCAAGTCCAGTGCGAGGCATGCGCAGACATACAATGGCGGGAGTCGATCGACAAGTGGCAAAGGGAGAATCCCGACAAGACTAGGAAGCACCAACAAGACAGACGTGACCGCGCAGGAGTCACACCAAGGAAGGGAGTCACCTGCGAGATATGCCGAGGAAGAGGGATGATAAAAGCGCTCACAGGCGGGAAGACATTCTACGGGACGCTGGAATACGCAGACAAAAAGTGCGACACATGCCATGGAACTGGCAAAGTCAGAACAGACTAGCAAACGCAAAAGGACAATATCATCATGACACACACCGACTCGCAACCCAACGGAATAGCTCACAAGACAAGAATTACGGAGATAAAGTTCGACTTCTCCCACGACGTTGACCGCATGGCGCAGGCAATCGCCGACCTGCGCAATCTCGTCGACGAGAAGGATGCATACACTGCCAAGGCACGCAACGAATATCAAACGACCGTTGCAAATCTCCAAATCCAGCGCGGCGATGCACTCCGTGAGATCGACGCAAAGAACGCCACCATCAACGGCATGCAGGATGAAATCAACTTCGCAAGGGAGGAGATTAAACACTGCAATATGGTCATCGAAAACCAGCAAGAAGCACTCAACGAGCTTCACAATGACATGGCGCAAATAACCTCCGACCTCACCGACCAATGCAAGCACACAGCCCACGCGGCATTGCAGGTCGCAGAGGCAAGGAGGTCCGAGGCGCAAGTCGAGCGCGAATACCGCAATTATATCCAGGAGCGCACAAAGGAATTCGAACTACTCCAGACTGAACTCCGCAATCTCGACAAGCTCCGCAAGGAGCTCTCCACCTACCGCAACGAGTGCCGCAAGCTTATCGACGAGAACACGCAATTGCAATTGCAGGCCGAAAGGCGGTGGGTCTTCCGCCGGCCGAAAGCTTACGTGAGCAGGGCGATGAGTTTCTTCCGTCGCAATGAAGAGTAAAAGTTAGCCGGGGGAAAGTGTAAGCAACTATCGCCAGTATTTGCTTACACTCCCCATTGTCCCACCCACACCAAAAAGGACCAATCCCAATGGGCTGCACCTGTCACCTACTACGCGAGACATGCTCGCACTGCAACAAATGGTTTTTCGACCCTATCTCAGACGACATAATCGACCCCATCCCAGGTGACACCCTCGTCATGCTCACACTCGACACCGGCGGGGCATCAGTCGACAAGGAAGCCGTCCTCACCCTCCAGCAAGCCAACGCGCGGAAGATCGCCGAGCGGAATCGCCAACTTGCGCAAGAACTCGCCCACACCTACCGGCCATACTCCGACCCCGACGGGCCACCAACCCACGAATTCAGCCTTCAAGTCTACATCTCCGAACTTGAAACCTCTCTCGCAAGGAAGACTGCAAATGAACACAAGCGCTCCCTCTCCCACCGCATCCCGTTCGCATGGCGTTGGTCCTCTCTCCGGGACGATCTTCGCATGGGCACAGCACAGCTTTTCCCAGGAGAAGAATAATCCTCTCCCCAACGCAACCATCTCCTACCCAATAATCCGCAAGTCAAAAATCTTGGAGCCAATATGTCCACCGCAATCCGACACTTCTTCGTCGACGAAGTCAACCGTCCCCTCTGGTTCGCCGACCTCACCTCCACCATCGGACGAGGGCAAATAGTCACCGACCCGCAAACCGGCGACAACTATAAGGTCCGCTCAATATCCTCCACACCCAGCGGCGATAAGATTGTCGTCCTCCACCCAGCAAAGTAGGGCACACTTCCATGCCGCTCAAATCCTACATAATAATCGGGATAGCATACGCAATTGTATTAGTCCTCTTCAAGCTGTCCTTCGCCTATCACTGCAGCAACCAAGGACTAACTGTCGACCATCAGCGCCTCTTCACCTGTGTAGCGCCGCAATGAGCAAGTGGGATGGATACCAAGGATTTGACTCAGAAAAGTGGGACCTCAAATACTACCCAAAGTCCAACGGCCCCTCCGCTCTCCACATCCTCGCAATCGCCATCTGCGCCGCCGCCTTCGGCGCAGTCATCGCAATTCAACTCCAAGGACCTTCTCATGAAAATCACCGACGTTCGTATCGAGACGAAGACCGCTACGCTGAACCTCGTCGGCGGGAATCTTACCATCACCCAAGGCGGGAGCCGTACTGGCGATCCGAAGATTGAAGTCTACATTGAAAAGATCGACCTCCCCGAATTCCTCCAAGCCGTCTCCTTCATCGCAAGCCAAGTCAAATGGAAAAACTCCAATGCCAAACGCTGAAAACATCCGCCTCCTCCGCGAACACATGGACGCCTACCCACCCGAGCTTTTCATCATGGGCCACGTGACACAGCAAACCGAATGCGGCACGGCCATGTGCTTCGCGGGGTTTTTCGAGTCCCTTTGGGGGCCAACACCACCGGGCAGTCTCCGCTCGTCAGCCATCGCCAAAAAACTCGACATCCCCAACTCTGCGGCCATCGATCTGATCCTCCCAAACAGCGTATTTTCCTATCAACACTTCGACGCTAGTCGCTTCGACGACTCCGAGCCGGCTAAGCGCAAGGCAGTCATGCTCCACGTCCTCGACACCCTCCATGAAACCAGCTGGCCAAAATGGTGGGAAGCGCTGGAGGTTATCTACGACGAAAATGAACTGAGGCACATCACCGGCGCTTAGCCGATTCCAATTCGAGGGGAAGGAGTTCGCCATCCTTCCCCTCTGATGGGCATCGATAGAAAGGACACCCAAATGCGCAGCCAACGCACAAAAGAACTTCGCATCTACCGCCACCGCACCCGTCGCCGCAACAAATGGCGCGTGGAAATGCCGCACCATTGCTCCAATCCTCTACCACTGCACAACTCCAACGAGCGTGCTGTTCCACTCATCATAAAATGTGAAAAAGAACTCATCCGCCAATGGGAGGCCAACACCGAACGTCGCCTGTGGCGCATGGAGGAGCCCTTCGCACTTAAACTCTTCTCCCGCAACAACATGACAGCCGTCCGTCAATTCGTGGAGACCCCCAATGCCCACTGACACTCCTCCCGACCGGCCACGCTCGCGACTTCCATCCTCCTACCCGCCGGAAATCCTCCGCGCGATAACCTTCGCAATCAAGTCCGAGCTGTGCATCCCGTTCCAATCAATCGCCCTAGCGCGCCAGTTCAAGCGCACGCTCGCGGATATTCGCCGCTCCTTCCGCGAGCACAAGCACGCCGACTGGCTTTCCGTCAACTCTCTCACCCTAACCGAGCACACCACCGTCGACGTAATGTCCCAGCGCCCAACCTATGAATGTGACTGCATTCGCTACCCAGTCACATGCATCCTCTCCTGCGCCAGCGGGTTCATGGAGAACCTGTCCCTTGCGCAGAACACGCAGACCGGCCAATCCCCGGACCTGCACCCAACGCAACTACCCTCCGAGGCCTTCGAAGCAGAAGTCCTCGCACTCCTTTCCCTCTCAAATCCTGAGGACTCTGATGACACTGAAGAACTCGTCCACTCAATCTTTCGCAGAAGCTGACAACGCCTCGCGGGCAACAATGGACCACCTGGAGCAGCTCCGCGACAACGCACCCGACTTCGTCGAGCGCTACTTCTACACAGTCCAACTCGCAATCCTCCGTGCGTCAAATGACGCAATAATCGAGGAGCGCAAACGCGTCGACAAAGACTTGCTCGTGCAAGACTACGCCGCAAGCATTGTCACAGAGCTGAGCCATGCCCTTGCAGTTTCACTCTTTCAAATCGTAGGAGGTTTCACAGAACCGCAAGACATCCAGCCAGTCATCGCCGGGGCTTGCGGGCTAATGGGCGAAAGACTCAACTACTGCGTCAACCTCTTCTACAAAGAAATGGCAAAGGAAGTGCAAGCTCTCGCGTCCAACCCGGCACCCACGACACTCCAATGAGAGCCACCCAGCGCACCCCAGCTTTCCAGCAGCGTAATCTCGGTCCGTCGCAGGAATTCGAAGGCACCATCTACCGAGTAGGGCAAGCCGTCCCGCCATACGGCACCATCCTGGCATTCTACCCTAGCAGACAGGGTACAATGGTTCGCCTTATCGACCGCAATGTTCAACTTTCCATTCTCCACAAGTTCAAAGAAGGTGCAAAATGACTAGCGAAATATTAAACTACTCCAACACGCATCTAAATCTTTTCTTCTCCGTCGGCGGGGAGGTTTATCTCGAAGGAGATTCCGAGAAGACTCCCTACAAAATCCGCCGCTTTTACAAGCAAGGCGTCGGCGGGACAGGACGTATCTACGCAGCCATCGCGCGCGACGACACTATAAGCATCGGCGGTGAGAAACACGTCGACGCACAGTATCTTCGTTCGCTCACCGACGCAGTGGAACTTACACCAATCCCCGACGTGCCATCTCTCGCCCCTGCCATCGTCGACATGCCAACCATCAAAGCCACGCCGGAAGGCGGCTTCAAGCGCGTTCACGTCGAGATTGAAGAGAAGCATGTTGTCAGACGTCACGGACAGTTCTCTATCCTAGTACCCGACTATGTTGATGACGAAGCTACACAAAAATCTATTGCGTGGAAGTTCCTCCACACACACAAAGCGCTTATCGACTTAGCCGCCGACACATTCGGCGACCCAGTAAATGTCCACCTCACAATTCGCAAGGACTAAGCCCAATGTACTACGTCGGCCAACTCCATGACATACGCCACGGTTGCGTTTACACCTCCATCGACGAGGCGCGCAAGGAGATGCACAGGAATCTCCAGACCGGGCAAGTCTACCTCTTCACCGTCCTTCCAAAGTCGAAAGACTACTACATCGTAGGAACCGTCGGACAAAACTCCAACTCAAAATTCAACCTAATCTTCACCGACAGCGACGCCGGCACGGCGCTCGACCAAGCCAAGGCTCACCTCGCATCCCTTGAAGCTCGTGGCTGGCCAAAGCGGGACCTCTGCTTCAAAAAGCTCGACGTTGCCGACAAAGGCCCGGCTGAACCCGATGTCCGCACGCAGGAGCATTTGGACACGGAAAAGCGCCTGCAACGCATCCTCCGCGCGATCGAGCGGGGCATCATGGTGACGAACAAGATCGGCGCGACAATGGAACTCCTCCTCATCGAGGACGAGCCCAATACCGCCAAGCTGATTTACAACCACGGGCAGTTCGGCGTCATGGCGCTCGACAATTGGGAGACCATCGACCCGACGGAAGTCTACTCCATGGTGCGTAACCTCCGCGCCCTCTGCGGCGAAGTTGCCAACGTCGACCCCGACACTCAACCCCGCAAATGGGCAAGGCTCCAGCAACAGGCCAACGAACTCTGGTCCACTCCCCTCCGCCTTCTCGACTTCATCGTCGACAACGAAGACACCATCGAACAGGAGCAAAACGATGCACTGGCTAACCCTCCCGCTGACGATAGTCTCCGGACTGATTGAATACCTGCGTGACGACACTGTTGACGACGAAGGAGAATAGCATGACTAGGCAGGAAAATAATCTAGCCAACATGCTAGTCCTTTTCACGTTTGGCGTGGGCGCGGTCATCAGCGGCGTAGTCGCAATATGGAGTCCAACCGCAGCAATTAGTGGCGGCGCAGTTTGCGCGCTCGCCGCACTTTACGCAAGACATTGCATTATCAACGAGGATCGATAGCACATGTTCACACCCGACCTATCCCACGCACTATTCGCCAGCGCTGGCACCATCATCGGCGTCATCGTCGGCGCGAAGGGCGCAGTGTGGGCACTCAAGCCAAAAATCGATGACCTCCGCCGCAAGCGCAATGAGTTGAGCGCAAACCTCAACCTCGCGGAGGTGAAATGCTCCGAGCTCGGACAATACAAGTCCGACATCAACGGCATCATCGCGACGCTTGCACGCAGGGCGGGGCTTATTAAAGAAGTCAAACTCCACGCAAGTGCCATTACAGAAAACTCTTACGACAACACCACTGGCGTTTGGACCCACAAGCACATCAAGCGCCGACCCCACCCACAGGACCCGCTCGCTGCGCAAGCCAACAACGCTGCAGCCTACGGCCCTAACGGCGAGGCACCATTCTGATGCCAAGACCTCGCGGCTCCGCGCAGGAGGTCATATCAATCCGCATCCCAGCGGACTTGAAGCAAGCGGTTGACGAGAAGCTTAAGGACCCTCTCCGCAACCGCAATAAGCATGGGAGTGTGAAGCAGTTAATCACCTCCCTCCTCTACTCCTGGCTTGACGACAAGAACCCAAGCTACAACAGATTGGACGATCTATGACACAAGACAACGCAACGCCGACTGACAAGCGCGACCTTCGCGACGAGTTCAACACCTTGAACTTCTCCCTCCGCCGGCACAACGACGGCGACGACCAGATGTCCGACGAGGTATATCGCGCCAGACTTCGCCGGTCCATCGACATCCTCAACAGCCTAACCGACAACGTCAACAACACTGCAACAAAGAAGCCCGCGACAAAGAAGCTCGCCGAGCTGAAGCGCAACCCCGACAGCCTGGATGACCTCTAATGGCGCAAATCATCTTCGACATTATCATCATCGTCCTCGGGACCGGGGGTGTCGCGTGGTGGATTTCCGGTGCAAGGAAGCACTAGCATGAACGAGCCTCTACCACCATTGACCGACTATTCATGGGACCTCCCCATCGTCTGGGATAACACCATGCTCATGTCCTTCCGCAAGTGCCCACGGAGTTTCTTCAACTCCTACATGCAGCACCTGCGGTCGGACGCCGTCGCCATACCTCTCCTCTTTGGCGGAACCTTCGCAAAGGGCCTGGAAATCTACCGCAAATCCTACTACGCACACAGCGGTAATCCAGAAATCGCCTTCGAGCGCGCGTATAGCGCCATGATCACGGCGTGGGGGGACAACCCCTCCCACATCGGCAAGGAAGATGAAAAGCGCACCTTCGATCGGTGCGCCCACGCACTGCTGGAATACTTCCGCAACTGGCCCGTTGCCACGGACCTACTCCAGCCGCATATGTCCAACAACGTCCCGACGTTCGAGTATTCCTTCGCCGTCGTGCTCGAACCCGAAATGGGCTTCCCGCTCCATCCATCCGGCGCACCCTTCATCCTCGCGGGGAGGCTCGACCTCCTTGGCACTTACGACTCCCTCCCAATCATCGAGGATGACAAAACCACCACCATGATGGGGCCGAAGTGGATCGACCAGTGGACCACCCGCCATCAGTTCCTGCTCTACGGCTGGGCACTTCGCCACCTCGGCTTCAAGGCGCGGCATTACATGGTCCGAGGAATCTGCATCCGCAAGGAGGAGACTGCTTTCGAGCAAACTCCACCATTGCGTTTACAAGACTACCTCCTCGACAAGATCGGCCATGAGATGAAAGGCACCCTCGCCGACGCCGTCATGATGGCTGAGCACAAGACCTTCGAGCGCCGCTTTGGTGACGCTTGCTACTCCTTCTTCCGCCAGTGCCCATTTTGGAACTCCTGCAGCGCACGGCCGGAGAATGAAATGTCCTTTCTCAAAACTCTCCCACGCAATAAGTGGGACCCACTCAAAGTCGTCGAGGTCGAAGATGCCTGATCTGACAATCCACTCCAATGAAGAGCTTGAAGTTTTCCTATCGGATGAGAATCAAATCATAGTGAAAGCCGGTGAGATCACGTTCACTATGACTCCCATTGCTGCCGTCCAGTTCGCCGCTGCGATGGATATGTTCGCTCGCACAGGCTTTGCCTACAACTTAATCCGGGAGAGATCAAAGAATGTTTGAAGACTTCCACCGCGCAAGGACTCTCGTCCCCATTGTCGATCCTCCCTTGCGTCGTGACCCTGTCATGCTCAGCCTACTCGGCATCGCGGCCAGCTCCATGCTACTCGCAGGAACCCTGTTCGCATTTAACCCTATCGAGGAGGACACCATCATCCCTCCTCTTCCAACCTACAACACGCTCTACTGGGGAGCAATCTGGAATGACGACACACCTCCCGAAGATCACGAAGAATTTATACAAACCGACCGGCAGGCCGGCAATGGGCCAGCCTCCGAAGAGCAGCGTCCCCCTCTGTCAAGCGAAGATACTGAAGGACAACTACGGCAGGATGAAACAATGCGGGACTGGCGGGACGTATACGGTGGATGGCATTCCATTATGCGGGTACCACGCTGGTCGTCTCGCGCTGGACGCGCTGGTCGCCCATTCCGAGGCCACTGCGACAAACGGGACAGGAGAAACTGCCGACGGACAAACAACGGAGGCATCACTTATCGAGGCTGAATATGCGGAAAAAGTATGAGCGCACCGCCGAGCCTGAACACCTCCGCGGAAAGAAAACAGTCAAGATCAACGATTTTGTCATCATCAGTGAGACGGAGAAAGCCTGGCTACTACGTAAGAACGCCGCAGACAAGTCGGAGAAGGCATTCTGGGTTCCAAAGTCCCAGTGCCATCTCCACTCTCACGCAACCAATCGCCGGCTGCATGATCTGGAAATCGTGCGGACCATCGCGGAGGAAAAGGGCTTGCTCGACGGAGAGCCAGACCAACTCGCAGACAAGTCCATCATGGACGAATTCGACCAACTGATCGCGGAAAGGTATAAGAAATGAAGCAGTACAACCCAGAAGTTAAAATGGTCTGGACAACCCCAAACGCCGAGGGGGTCATCATAGACTGTGCGCGGGTGAGCAGCAGTAAATCTGCGGGCATGCCGGACAACGGCCTCATCCGCTACCTTATCACCCATAACCATTGGTCTCCGTTCGAAATGTCAAACATTTGTCTGGAGATCACCGGCGTCCCGCGCGACATCACCCGCCAGCTGTTACGACACAGGTCGTTCCACTTCCAGGAATTCTCCCAACGCTACGCCGACACAGCCAGCCTCGGCGGCCTCATCGGGCGAGAATGTCGCATGCAAGACCCTAACAACCGCCAGAACTCCCTCGACGCCACAGACCCAGCTTTGATCGAATGGTGGAATGCTACACTGAAGTGCATCGGCGCGGAGGCAACAAACCTCTACACCGAGGCGCTCGGGAAGGGAATTGCGAAGGAGGTCGCACGAGCTATCCTCCCCGAGGGGATGACTCCCACTCGCATGTTCGTCAACGGTACTGTCCGCGACTGGATTCACTACGTTCGTGTGCGGCGGACGAACGACGCACAAGCCGAACACCAAGAACTTGCGCAGAAAATCGCCGATCAACTATACCATATCATCCCGCGGATTTCTTCTGTCGCGTTTGAGGATATGGCGGACTGAGAGAGCTGTAAGCAACTATCGGCGATAGTCACATACGAAACCAAATGTGAGTCCCCATGACATCAGCACCACGTACACCTGAAATCACCCGTCCCGACGAAGTCAAACCCCAGGCCACTCTTGTCCAAGGTCCGACTGGCAGTGGCAAGACCCGCTCCCTCCTAACCTACGCAAAAGCCGGCATTGAAACCTTCGTCGTCGTGACTGAACCCACCGGCGTCGAGACTCTAGTCGACGGCATGAGGGAGATGAACATCGACCCCAACCTCCTCCACTGGAACTACTGCCCGCCGACGAATATGTCCATCGCGGACATGATCAACTCGGCAGACCAGGTCAATCGCAAGTCTGTCTCCGACATGCAGAAGGTCGACTCCCCAGCCATACTGCAGAAGGGGAAATATCGCACCTTCATCTCCTTCCTGGAGCAGATACAAAACTTCCAGTGCGATCGCACCGGCAAGTCCTACGGGGACGCCACCGAGTGGGGGGACAACCGCGCATTTTGCGTCGACTCACTCTCCGGTGTTAACCTCATGATCACCCAGCTCCAAGTCGGCAACCGAGGGACTCTCACCCTGCCCGACTACAACGTCGTTCAACTCTCCCTCGAACAGCTCTTCGTCACCCTCTGTTCAATGCGTTGCTTCGTAACACTCAACGCCCACGTCGAACTGGAGCAAGACCTCATCACCGGTCGATCATCCGTCATGGCCTCGACCGTCGGCAAAAAGCTTGCGCCGAAAATCCCCATCCACTTTTCGGAGGTCGTCCTCGCACGGCGCGACCCCGATGGCAAGTTCTGGTGGTCCACCAACGATCCTGAAGCCAAACTGAAAGCTCGTCAGCTCCCGTGGAGTGACAAAATTTCGCAAGACTATGGCCAGATCGTCAAGACCTACCAGCAACGTAAACTCGCAGCACAAGGAGAACACGCACAAAGAACCACGGCATAACAAACTCAACTAAACCAACCTTATCAAACCAAACCAGGAACTATCAAAATGGCTTTTAACGCAGCAGCTTTCCTCTCGACCGTCTACGAAGATGCTTTTGACACCAAGCGTCCGCTCATGCCCGAAGGTGAATGGCGTGGGTTCATCAAGGCGGTGGATGTCGGCGCAGGCAATCGCGACGAGACCGTCATGCTCCGCATCTCGATCGAATTCGACGATGACAACCTCAAGGCCCTGCCGGAGATGGCCGACCGCGAGAAGATCATCATGAACGAGACGCTGTTCGTGGATGTCGATCCGAAGAATCCCACTCAGATCAAATTCGGCGGCGGGATTAACTGGCAGCTTGGACAGCTCCGCGCAGCGGCAGGGCAAAACAACCCTGGCCGCCCGTGGTCCCCGTCCAACCTGGAAGGCGCTGGCCCTATCCTTTTCAAAATCGCACACCGCGAGATCAAAAAGGAAAACCCGGAGACCAAGCGCAAGGAAGGCACCGGCGAGATGCGCGACAACATCGCCGCCTACGCTCCGGCATAAGACTTCCCACTAACTGGAGGGGGCAATCACGCCCCCTCTTTCACCGCAATGCTAAGGGGCATCAATGGACCAACAAATCATTTACGTCGGCGTAGCAAACATGATCTGGAACAAGCGCGTGTTTCAGATGAAAGAGGGGACCGTTAAGGAACTCAAATCCTCCATCCCCGAGGTCGGCCTCATCCAGCCGATCATTGTTGCAGAAACGGAGGATCCTAACACCTGGCGGCTTATCGTCGGGCGCAAGCGCTACCAAGCATTCAAGGAACTATACAAAGAGAATGCAAACCGCACGCTGAAATTCTGCGGAGCGCCAATCCCCTTCGGCGCGATCCCTGCGATCAACGTGCGTGACGTCAACCCTGAACTCCTGCTCAAAATGGAGGTCCACGAGAACGTCCACCGCATGGACCTCACTTGGCAAGAGCGCCTCGCCGCGTTGGCGGAATTGCACGAGGTCGAGCGCAGGAAGTTCGAGGAGAAGAAAGCGCAAGGGGAAGTCCCCGCAACCGCGAATTATACTGTGTCTGAGACCGCGAAAAAGCTCGCCGGTGTTGTCGGTGGGAATGAAGCAGCCATTGCCAATCGCATCAACCGCGCGCTGATCATCGCCGATAATCTCGACGATCCCGAGGTCGCACGAGCAGAGTCCGCATCCGCCGGGTTCAACAACCTTAAGCGCAAACTCACTATCGCCGCTCGTGTTGCCGGCGCAGACTACGGAACCGAGACCCCCCACACACTACTCGAAGGCAACTGCCGCGAGATCATGCCAGCGCTCGAGTCCGGCACCTTTGACCTCGTCTTCGGCGACCCGCCCTACGGCATTGGCGCGGACACATACGACAACATGAAACCGCACGAGTATGACGACTCCATCCGCTCCGCGATTCTAACCTACAAATCAATCTGCGACGAAGGCTTCCGGCTGGCCAAGCCCGGTGCGCAGCTCCTCCTCTTCGGCACCATCGAGCACTGGCATATGATCCGTGACCTCGCCGCCGAGGCTGGCTGGGAGCCATGGTTCCGCCCGCTCATTTGGCTGAAGTCCAACGAGGGCATGCGTCCTTGGGGTCAAAAGGGCTTTGCCTACACCTATGAATGCCTAATGTGGGCGCGCAAGGGGCAGAAGGGGCTGATCCAAACTGCAACGGACGTATTCTCAGTCTACCGTCCTGCACCCTCCCAGCGCGAGCACGCAGCAGCAAAGCCGTTGGACCTCATCAAACGTCTGTTCGAACTCACCTGCCTTCCCGGCGACTCCATCCTCGACCCATGCGTGGGCAGTGGCATTTCATATAAAGCCGCTACCCTCCTCGGCATGAAGGTTACCGGCATTGAGTACGTCGCTGACACCGCTCTTATCGCGCGGAAAAACATGCACTGGGATGGCAAAACGGAAGAGGTGGAAATTGTCAAACCAGGATCGGACAACTTGGACGACCTATAACAACACCGCTGAAGGGGAAGCTATGGAGCTGTTCGACAGCTTCCCCCGCTGGGTGCGCGATGAATTAAACGAGATCGCGACAAATCCCGACGACATGTTCGGGGTACTCCACGCGCTTAAGTTTGGCGACGTTAGAGATAAACTGCGGAGACTTAAAGATGAGGACAGACAGTGGCATAGAGACGCCTTTTCTTGCACCATTGAGCCGCGAGGAAATTATAGGTGACCTTTGGACTGGAACACGAGGCGATAAAAAGGCGCCGATTATGGTCGTCGGCGAAGCTTGGGGCGAGAACGAACGCGCTTCCGGCAAGCCGTTCGTCGGCGCGAGTGGGCAAGAACTAACCCGAATGCTACGTGAGGGAGGGATAAATCCAAATGACTGCTTCTACACAAACGTCATCAACACAAAGCCAAACGGAAACGACTTCACCAACTTCCTCATTCCAAACGACAAAGGGAAGAAGGGACAATACGCAGTACGCCCGACCGTCGAGCTTATTCAGGGGTTGCAAAAGCTCGACGCACAGATTGACGCGGTTGCGCCTCGTCTTATCCTTGCTTGCGGGAACTGGCCCTTGTGGCACCTGACCGGCAAGGCAAACATCAAAACCGAGCGGGGCTATCGTGTCGCCACGGGGATTGACTCCTGGCGGGGGTCACAGCTTTACCTAAATAAATCCTCCGGCCGGAATGCGCACGGTATTCCAGTCCTCCCCACCTACCACCCTGCCGGCGTGCTGCGCATGTGGCCGTGGAGGAGAATTACTGTCCAAGACTACCGCCGGGCTGCAGCCTTCATGCGGAACGAAATCACTTGGCATGACGCCAAGGCTGCGCTCCGCGCCAATATCGTACATCCCAAACCGCACCAACTTCTCGAAGTCCTCAAACGTTGGGCAAGCGACCCCTCTCGCCCGATCACCTGCGACATCGAGACAAAGGGAAACCTTATCCACATTATGGGGTTATCTCGTGACGGGTTGCTCAATACTGCCGTGCCGTTTTTCCACATCACCGCGGAGGGGACTCGTCCTGCATACAACCCCTATGAATTCCAGCAAATTTACCGCATGCTTTACGAGTTCTTCCTCACCCCTGGCCTCAAGTTCATCGGCCAGAATTTCAACTTCGACCTCCAATACATCGCGCGGTATTTCCACAAGACAATCGACTGCGTCCATGACTGCATGGTTGTTCAGCACGCCATGTTCCCAACCATGAGGAAGAGCCTGGACTTTATGTCCTCCATGTATTGCGAGCACCATGTATATTGGAAGGATGACCTGAAAGAATCCACCGACACATTCGACACAAACCAAGCCTGTCTGTACAACTGCGAAGACCTGTGGCGCACGAAGGAGGTGTACGACAATCAACAAATTGTAATGGACCAACTCGGCAAACGCCCGCAGGTCGAGCGTCGTATGCGCCTATTCCCCATTACTAATTCCATGATGAACGACGGCGTGCTAATCGATCGCCGCCTTCGCGATAGCATGCGCATCAAGCTCATGGATACCGCGCACAAGATTGAACTTTGGCTTTACGACATCATGCCACCCGCCGTCATCGAACGCGCGGGACTGACAAAACTCCAGGCGAAAACTGCGTGGTACAACTCCCCAACACAGCTTGCAACTATCCTCTTCGACACACTCAAACTTCGCACAACATACTACGGTCGTTCAACCGACAAGGAGGCCCTCGTTGAGCTCAGCGAATACTACCCGCACTATTCCGGGCTTTTCTCTGCAATCCTACTGCTCCGATCTGTTAATGTCGTCGCAGGGAATATCCTCTCCGCAAAGATGGAGAATGATAACAGACTTCGAACTCTATATGATCTCGCGAAGGCAATCACTTTCCGACTTTCTTCCGGGAAGAACGTATGGGGAGGTGGCGCGAACCTCCAAAACATAATGCGTGATCGGGAAGATATGGACCTCTTCGAACAGGATTTGATATGAAACCTTCTCTAAAAGCCTTGTCTAGGCTTGAACTAGCGCAGGAAGCAGCGTATGGCACTGGCGACAAACAATTCGCCAGCGATCTTCGTGCCTTGTTGGATTTCTACTACACTCAAACAAATACGCCAAGACAACCTGCCGCAACCGACGATGATATGGAGGAATAAAATGAGCAACCCTCGCTACTGGATGCAGACATTCACCGGCCGTCCATTCCGCTTCGACGCGCCGCTCAATCTTGAGATCGAGATTAAGGATATCGCCCGTCCGCTATCCCGCGTCTGCCGTTTCGCTGGGCATACAAACTCCTTTCTCTCCGTCGCCGAACACTCAATGGCAGTGCATTGGCTCATACACAAATACAACCCCGATAATTGCCTCCTCCAAATGCACGCGTTGATGCATGACGCGCATGAGGCTTTCTTCGGGGACATTATCTCCCCGCTGAAACGCTTCCTTGCAGAGGAGTATTATATCGACATCAATGAGATGGAAGCTAGCGCACAAGTCAATATCCTCGCAGCGTTCGGCATCCAGCTTTTGGATAGCATCCACGACGCTGATGCTATTGCACAAGCTGACCTCGCCTGTACGAAATGCGAGCGGGACCTGTACATGGCATCCCCTCTCCAATGGGACCTTGACCATGTCACCTATCCCGACGACCTCCCCAAAGTCTACCCTCGTCTATCCTCTAACGAAGCCTTCGGGCTTTTCATGGACACGTTCAACGAATTGAAGGACAAGCTCAATGCTCAAGGTTGAATGGCCGCCAATTCGCGACACATTCCTCCCCGACCCTGGCTGGGTTCTATTCGATATGGACCTCGCCGGGGCTGACGCGCAGGTCGTTGCATGGGAGGCAAACGACGAAGACCTCAAAGCCGCCTTCCGCGCCGGGCTGAAAATCCATGTCCACAATGGCATTGCCATGTACGGCCGGGACGTCATGTATGCCACCGACCCGAAGGGCAAGTCCGAGCCAGTCTACACCCGTGTGAAGCGCGGAGTCCACCTGACCAACTACGGTGGTATGGTCTCCACCCTCGCTTCCAAATGTGCCATGTCAATCGGCGAAGCGACGAAGTTCCAATACGACTGGTTCTCCCTCCACCCTGGCATTGTCGACTGGCATGAGCGAACTGAGTTCGAAATCCAAACGAAAGGGGAGACCTCAAACAAATTTGGCTATTCCGTCCCGTGGAACGACCGGCCATCCAAGCGCATCTGGCGACAAGCTCTAGCCTGGACGCCGCAATCCACAATCGCACACGTAACCGAGGAGGCAATGCTACGTCTATGGGCTGAGCGTGAGACCAACCCACACTTCCGCAAATACCTGAAGATTGTGATGAACGTCCACGACTCTCTCATAATCTCAGTCAAACGTGAATACATCCCAGCAGTCATGCCTCGAGTCTTCGAGCTTTTGCACAGCATTGTCATTCCGTACGACGACCCTCTCACTATCCCTTGGGGAGTGAAGCGCGGAGCGACCTCGTGGGGCAAAGCGAAAGAGACAACCTGGGAAGAAATCCTAAATGAGTCAACTGAAATTGGTAGAAACACAGAAGGAGTCGCCGAAGCGAAAGTTCCCGGACTGGATCGAAGCTTACATCCAGTACACTGACGATACAGAAGCGCCTATTGAGTTCCATATGTGGACTGCGCTAGTTACCCTCTCCGGCGCAGTGCAGCGTAAGGTGTGGGTCGACCTGGCCCACTTCCAATGGGTGGCAAATCTGTACGTCATGCTTGTCGGCGAGCCAGGGATTGTCACAAAGTCAACTTCCATCCGCATTGGACAGAATCTCCTCCGCGGGGTGAAGGGTTTTGTGAAAGGCCCTGACTCTGTCACCTGGCAGGCACTAATCGACGCCTTCGGCGAGGCGTCACAATCGTTCAAGTTCGAGGGAGGGGACATGGTACAGTCCCCTCTCACACTCTTCATCGCAGAGCTTGGGAACTTTCTCGACCCAGACAACCGCGAAGCAATGGACCTTCTAACTGATATGTGGGATGGACAGGCAACGACATTCACCCGGCGGACACGCGGCAGTGGCGCGATGGAAATCATCAACCCGTGGCTGAACTTCATCGGTTGCACTACACCCACCTGGGTCCAGAACAACTTCTCTGCGGATCTTGTCGGCGGCGGGTTTGCGTCCCGTCTGATCGTCATTTACGGAGACAAAAAGCGAAAGCTCATTGCCTACCCCGGCTTGTCACAAGGTGGATTGAAGACGCACATGGAGGACGATCTCATCCACGACCTGCGTCATATCGCCCGTCTGATCGGCCGGATGCAAATCTCCCGCGAGCCAGAGACTGTCAGACATGTTGGTCTTGATGGGAAGATGGCGGACTTCCACTACCCCGGCGGAGCGCTGCAATGGGGGGAAGAGTGGTATATGAGGATTCAAAACGAACGTGGAAAGGAAGCAATATCCCGCCGGGCCAGCGGGTATTACGCGCGGAAGCAAGCGCACCTGCACAAAATCGCGATGCTACTATCCATCGCATATAAAGATGACTTAATCATAACTGCGGCGGACTTGGTCAACGCTCACAATATCCTACTCATGGTGGAGAAAAACATCATGAAGGTGTTGTCGAATGTTACTAACCGACAGGCCGCAGCTCGCAACGCAATGGAGATATTGACACTACTGCAATCGAACCAGAACTTGACTGAGGCTGACATCTTCGGGCATCTGTGGACCTTCATGTCGAAGAAAGACTTTGACGTTGCACTTGAAAGTCTCCAAGCCGCGAAGATGGTGTTCACGCAAAACGTCGGCGGGAAGCCGTACTTGAGAGCAAAGGTTAGGACATGAAGAAAGATTTCCACACACATGTTGAAGTTACGCATTACAGTGAGGAATGGGACAACGAAACTGAAAAATATTTGACCGTTCTCCAGCGCCGACTGGTGCCCAAGAAAGGCGCAATACTCTCAGAAAGCCGTGATAACGACGGCACAAAGTACGTCATTCTGGAGTATTGCTATTTCGGCGATGGTCCATCCTTCCGTATCGAAGGCACCTACGAGGAACTGCGCGAGCTATTTACCGGCAAACCTACCGTACCCGACGTTGGTCAATTACCGCCGGGCTGGGAGGGACCCCTTGAGCCGGACTGGGAGAAGGCGTTCCCTGGAATAAGTCCTCAAGAAGAGCGTCATCAAGAGGGGCACTCGGTTGAGCGGGCACTCGCCGACGAAGCCCACTTGGCGGCGGAGCTTCCGGGAAGAGTTCCTGAACCTCGCGGCTGACGCCACGTAAATTTTTGGCGGTAGGAGTCCGACTCTCCTTCGCCTTCCGTTCCCTTTCCCGCGTCTTCAAACTTTTCTGGAGGGTATCTTGCGTTATTTTCAAACCACTATCTGGCACTTCCTGATTAAATTCCTTGATGGCACTGCGGGCGTCTTGCTTCCCTTCGACGTCATTGAGGCGTGCAGCACGACCGTAAGCATTGAGAAGAAGCTTTCTCTGCCCGGTCCAATACATCTGGACTTCTCGTTGCGCTTGGATAGCGTCCCACTGCCGCGTAAGTTGAGTGGGCTGAAAGCCGAGGCCAACGGCAAGAGCGTCCATTTGGTCACTGATGTCGTTGGGATCGAAATGCGTGACTGTGGCTCCTCTTGTGTCTCGTTCTCTCTTTTCTGCAAGGTAGCGGCTGGAACGCGATACGTCCTTGAGCGCCCTGGGCATGGCACGCTCCCAGCGCTTTGGGTCATCACTAGGCAAGGCGGAGTCTACAGCACTGTTATAGACGGCAAGCGGAACGCCAAGAAGCGGCCCGGCAATTTCACGAGTCACGTCTCCGAGCATCTCCGTGAAAGAGGATCCCTTTGGGTCCATAAGCGCGGCAAGGCCTGGGACGAGCTTGCCCATCGACAGGCTACCGGACAAATCGGCGCTGCCGGAGGGAAGCCCAACACCCTGGAGCGCTGCTGGTATCCCGAAGCCAGCACGGGAGGCGCCGTTGAGGAGGATGTCAGCAACGTGCCCATCTCCGACGAAGTCTTTGATCATTCTCCGAACAAATAGCTGCGGGTTGATGTCAAATCCCAGCAGCTTGCCGAGCGCCTTCGCCAGGGCCTCGGCATCCTCCGCGCCGGGAAGTCCCATAATCCCGGCGACAGCGAATAGCATCAGCATGAAGCGGACTTGCGTTCCCCTATTTGCATTAAACATGAAGAACATCATGTTTTGCAGGTAGGTTTTGAACATGAAGAGCACGCCTCTCCCACCCTGCATGATCTTCGGCCGTGCCCAGCGGGAGTATTCGAACTGCGTGTCACGCACCGTCTGCGTCGCGAAGATATACGCCGCAGTTTGCCGGTCGCCCCAGCCACGGTCCTGCTTCAGCCGTCCAACTTCCACCTTGTTCTTGACCAGCGCTTCCTGGACGTAGGGGTTATCTGGATTTGCAATTGCAAGGTCATACGCAGTCCGGAAGGTGACGCTACGGTTGAAGCGCTCGGCGGCTGCGAAGGGATATGTCCCCCATTGCGCAACTGTCCTCATCCCGCGGGCGAAGTTTCCGTCCGCAATAGTCCTCGACAGCACGCTTCCCTGGCTAACCGCCGCTAGCTCCTGGGCGAAGCCGTCGTCGATCACGCGAGATGCATGCGCCTCATCCAGTGCCTCCTGCTTCGGGCCATTGGGGTCGATTGTGCTCTTCCCCATCACCCAATTCTTCATATCCTTAATGTTGTAGTTCATCGTCTGCAGCGCAGCGGAGGAAATCCCGCGCTTGGTTCCCGGGAACTTCGACGCAAGGTACGGGTATGTCACCATCGGCACCTGCGATAGATTCACAAACGCCGCTGCAGGGGCGAAGGCGAAATACCACATAAATCCCAGCGCGCGCACGGACGCCCATTCACCGGCGGGGTTCATCTCCGCGTCGAAATGGCGTTGCATATAGTCAGCGATCCTTGAACGACTGTCCCGCGAAATCGGCGAGGCCGTCCGACGCACATCCTTGATGCTTTCCTGCAACCTGTGGGCGTACTCCATCCGGGCCACAAACCTTGCGCTTCTTGCGAAATATGTGGCATACGCGCGCATACCGTCACTACTATACCCCGGCGTGTTCGTGCGCTCAGAGAGGTTGTGGCGGAAAGAATTGACCGGGATGGAGTCGAAAGTCAGCCCTTCCAGGGCTTCAAGATCCTTCTTCTGTTGCTCCGTCAGCTGCTCGGCGTCAAGTCCCAGCGACTTTTTGACATTCTCCAATGCAAAGCGTGGTAGTCCCTGAAACTGCTGCATCGTTGGGGACATTTCATCCGACACAATGGAAGCTTCTTGAGGGACCTTGTAATCTTTCTGCACCTTCACAATCGTAGCGTCGCGGGCTTTCGCCGTGTCGAAGGCAGCGAAGTATTTGACCTGTCTGGTCTTCGCATCTCGAACAGTTAGAATATACTTGCCGAAACGCATGTGAGGGAAATAAGGCTGCGCACGCATTGCGGCAATATCGCTGGAAATCTCCGTGATTTTCGCCTGCAAAAGTGCGTCATCCGTTATCGTCTCCTGTGCATTCCGAATGCCAGTGATTTCCACCTGGGTCAGGAATGAAAGGAAGTCCGTGCGGATATTCTTATAAACCTCAAACGCTTCGCGAGAGAGCTTGTGCTTGCGGACAATAGCAATCAATTCCTGGTCTGTCGGCCAGCGGGGTTTTTGCGTACCGTCCTTAAGTTTCTTCGGATCGAGATAGACCATCTGATCGAGGTCAAACATCAAGTTCCACAATGCCTGCTGCATAGGCTTAGGAAGAGCCTGCGCTTGGCGCAAACGGTTGTCTGCCATGGTCGCCCAGGACAGTGCATCGTCCTCCATCGCGCGGGTGGCGGTGACGTAGCGGCGGAGCGGCTCGATGTGTGGGTTCAGGTCCGCCAGTTGGTGAATGCCCAGCAGCCATTCGAGAATGGTATTGTGTCGATCGGCGCTGGCGAGCAACCCCTTGAGTTTTTGTTTGTCCCCGGCATCCATGTCCGGCACGAGGTCGAGCAACTTCCTCACCTGCAGGGTACTGGCCCGTTGAGGCGTTGCAACGACATACTCCATATTCCAGCCATTCAGCGCAGATTGATTATCCGCGATGGACTGCAACGCAGACTTCCTAGTCGTCTCGCTGAGGAATGGCTCCTCCGTCATAAGCGAGTCTAACCCGCGTAACTCCATCCGCTTGAGCCAGTCGAGCACTTCCTTCGCTGGCTTGCCTTTCATGCGGTCTGCGTCGAAAGGCATTCCCACAAGATCAGCAACCTTCTTCAGCATCTGCTTGATCATGGAAGCAGACCGCGCGAAGAACTTCTGCATGAATCCTAGTTGCGAGCCGGGGTCGACCATCGCGCGGGAGATATTTTGTACGATCCATTCTTCAAAGTTATACAGATCTTTTTTTCGCCCTCTTTCGCCAATAGCACGCATAAGGATGGGGTGAGCGAAAACTCTTGCCATTGCCGCTTCTCGAGAGAGGCTAGCAGCAGCGTGGGCTTCGCGGGTGTAGGCATTGTAGAGCGCATCCTTTTCAGATTGCGTTAGATTTCCGTACTCATATTTGACAATTATCTGCCCGAGAACGCGAGTGAAGTCGGTGTAGAATTGCGCCAGTGCAACAGGGTCGGTGAACCCCTTCTGCGGATCGGTGCCGAGTTGGACAGCAATCTTCCCAGCTTTAGACAATATCGGCTTCGGCTCCGGCGGGCGCGGCGGGTTTTCGACAGTCGACTTCCACGCACGAGCTTCCGCGGTGTCGGTATCACCTACTCTCGCCGCGCTTTCACCAAACTCCTGCTGGAGAGCGTTGAACAGCTCATCATACTTGCCAGTATGCGTGAGCCTAAATGCAGTCTGCACCCCGCGAGTCTCGCGGATCGAGCGGAAGTGCGTTGCGCCAGGATACTGCGCCTTGAACTGCTCGGTGGTGAGTCCAAGTTTCTTCAAATTCGACGGAATCGCAGGCTCAATCGAAATGGTGTCGCCTTCAGTCTGTCCCTCTCTCGGGCGGAGGACAAACATATTCTTGCGGTTAGAGTCCTTTGTGTAAAGACCCTTCCCACCTTCGGTATTCTTTGCGTATTTCCAAGGATCGATTTGAATAATACTGCGTGATTGAGGCTTCCCACCGGGGGTCAACGGCCGGTCATCCTCAATGTATTTCATCGACGCTTCGCCGAGCGATCCCGGCGCGACAACCTCGACGAAGAAGTCGGTTTTCAACCCTAGCGACCGAGCCATATTGCGCAGGAAGATGAGCATTTTGGAACGCGTGCCAGTCTGCTGGTATGGCACAGCGCTTTCTTTCGTCGCAGGCTCCAGCTTCCCGGTGATGAAGTCCTGCAGGAAGGTGTTATGCAATTGCGACTGGAACAGTATTTCTGTCGCTAAAGCATCAAACCCCACGAACTTAGCAACTCGCGGGTCACGACTCCTCTTCGCGCGCTGCTTAATCAGCCTGCGCGTTCCAGCGTCAACGGAGATCTCCGGCCCGGCGTAGTCACGGACCTTATCGACCAGCTCACTCTCACGAACCTGCCGGAGAACAGCATACTCCTGCGTATTGGGGGTAACGTCAAGTCGAAGCCCTTGATCGACGAGCTTCATGAACCGCTCGACGGTATCCGCCTTCTGTTTGTAGAATCTAATCCCCTGTTGCATTGAAGATAGGACATTCACCAACTCCTGCAGCAACTCCTTAGGGTTCGCTACTCCTTCCGTGAATCGAATTCCGCGCGCTTTCGCCGAGTTGAGGTCCAAGCTTCTCGCGATTTGATGATTCGCCAGTACCTGCCGAGCAAGATCTCGCGTTGGGAATGATGTAATGTCATCAGGAGAAATGTTCTCCAGGTCAATCGCTTTTCCCCCTGGCCGTGTGCGACTTTTCGGGGCCCCCGACGCCATGACATAGAACTGTCCTCCGCCTGGTCGAGTACGTGTCTCCAGCAAGTTTGCACGAGATACCTGTGGATCGACTGTTGCCTGCGCGAGAAGAAGCTTCTCTGCTTTAGCAGGGTCGCGCAGCATAATTTGCCCGTCGGTATATGGCTCAACTCGCGCGCCTTCATTCACCGCCTCGCGATAGGCGGCCTGGGCAACTTCAAATAGTCTTTCCCGTCTACGCATATTCGGCGTTGCATACGCCTGTCCGACGAAACGAATTGCGCTCGCGAGTTTCCCACTCGCGCTCGACATCATCTCCGGATTTGTGAAGTCGATACGTGGGTCGTCAAGGCTAGACGGCAGGTCCTCTACCACCGCGGTAATATCCCCGCGCGTGATTTTGGACGGGTCTAGCCGCACAAATCCACTTCCTTGATAATAGTCGTTGTCATTGTTTGCCTGATCTTGCGATCCAAAGAGTGTCTCACGTCCGGGAATGACTGCGCCGTAAAGACCCCGAGATCGTAGATCGACTTCTCCCAAAATCTGGTCCAACTGTGCCCCAGTGGCAACCCCGGCTGTAGCGTCGAGACCATTGCCGGCGGTTCGGACGATGTGCTCAGGTCCAGTTGTTGGCAGCTCTTCTGGCGATCCTCCGAAGACGATTGGAACTTCACCCACGGAGTCCCGAATATCTTTGTCGAGGAGCACAGTCTGTGCGCGTTCGCTGGTAAGAGACGAAAGTATGCCACCGCCAACACCTCCTGCAATCATCGCGTTGAGCCGGCGAGACCACGCCTCCGGCGAGAGTTGTGAGAATTTCTCGTCGAAGAAGCTCCGCGCAGTCATGTCGATTTCTTCTTGCGCGAGTTCAGTCAAACCCTCGGTGGCGATGCCAGCGGCGGCTTGGCCGAGGCGTCCACCGCCACGATTGGCGAGAGTTGTAAGTATCTGGCCGAACATGTCATTCCCCTGCCCGATTGTCAGGCCATACTGACGGGCGAGGATTAGAGGGAAGAGGGACTCGAGCGCGCCCTTGGCAGTACCGGCGGCGATGGAAGTTATCGGGTAGACTTCCTTCGTGCCCTCGTACAACTCGCGCGCAGTTGCGCCGGTCTCAATCGCAGCGCCGGTTGCGAAAGCGCCAGCGAAGGCGGGAGCGGTGGATTTGATGAGACTTTGCGTCGCTGCTGGCACAGCTGCACGGGTGAGAACCCGCTGGAGAAGACTTCCCGCGCCAGCGCCAGACATGATGGACAGGACGAAAGGTACTGCCTCGCCCGTCACGCCAGCGACATACCTCGCCCAAGACATGGGGTTGAGTGTAAGGTCTTCAACTTGCGCGACACCACGCTTAGCGCCCCCTTCGGCGATTTGTCGCGACCATTCGACGTAGCTTTCCGCAAGGCTTTCGTCGAATGGATATGCAACAAGACCCGCCAAGGCGTGCGGGGTCGCGGCGATCTGGCGAACACCAGACTGCAAGCCAGCGCCGAATTCGCCGAAGGCTGTCTCTGCTTTGGCGTCGCCCCACAAAGTATTCGACTCACTCTGTTGCGGCGGGGTTTTCGGCATTGCAACGTTAGAGGACGGTTGCGGAGCCGGGCCGAACAGGGAGTCGTAAAGATCTGTGGATTGTACCCCTGTTTGGGAGGAAACGGCGGGTGAGGCCGTGTCCACTCCAAACAGATCATCGATGACGGAATTACTTGGGTTTTGCGGCTGCTGGGGTGTTGGCATTCGTCGCTGCCTTTGCTCGTTTAATATTCTCAATCCGCTGCATTAAGATGGCGCGTTGAACTGGGTCGCCAGCCACGGTATTCATTATGGCGATTTCATTCGGCGTGCCAACGTGCTGACGGAGTTTGTCCTCGGGAATCTCGTCCGACCTTGCCATGCCCCGCGCGGCGCGAGAACGTGCGTCGATGACTTTCGTTTCACGAAGAATGGCGTTGTACTGATCAGCTTCGGAGAGAGTTGCGGTGGTGCCGTCCGGATTGGTCACCTCCGACTCGCCCTTCAGATTTTTCAGTCGCTGTTGGAAATACAACGTCGCCTCGGGGGACAGATTCTCGCCGAATGCCTCCAGCGGTTTTTTCTCTTTAACGCGTTTGGAGCGGGAGGACTCCGTCGCCCTCCTACCACTCCCCATCCTATCAACGCGCGCCTGTTCCAGCTCGAGCTTCTTCTGCCCCATGGCAGTTTCTTGCTCTTCCTTCTTCGCGCGTCCGACAGCTTCAGCACCTTCACCTGCTGCCATGCCGATATTCGCCAGCGGCCCGCCCCAACGGGGGACCATAAGGCTCAGCCCCATCTGGAGCATGAACTTCGCCAGGTCATTATTACCAGACGGCGAGCCAGACGGCGTCGGGGCCATCTGTCCAGGGGAGCTTGGAGCGGAGGAGCCGCGGGGTGTTGCAGCCGACCCTCCACTCTCGCCGTCTGGTTTCCCACCGGACAATTGCTGCCCAATGGGCGGAGGTGCAGGCGTACTAGGCGCGGGACTACCTTCGAACGTCTGCTCTCCAATAGGTGGTGGAGCGCTAGTTTTGCCCGGTGGGCCTCCCATTGGCGTGCCAAACATGCGCTTTGCAAACCACCAAGCGGCATTGGCAGGGTTGAGGCCAGGAGGAGCTATGTCGTAAGGAGCATTCGCTGCACGACCAGGGATGCCAGCGGCGTAGTCCGCAATGCGCTCCGCCGAGTCGTATTTGTCCTCGCCGCTGGAAGGCGGGAGGGTCTTGCGAGTGAAGCTATCGTCCTTCGCGACGCCTTTATTGCGGTCGATAATGCGCGATGGAGTTGGCGTGTTGAATTCGTTCGCCCACCGATTGAGCTTCTGCGTCGTATTCTCTGCATTAGGATCGGGGTTAGACGGCGGGACGGTTTTCCTCGTCGTGCTGTCGTCAGATACAACGCCTTTGTTTCGATCAATCGTACGTGAAGGCGTCGGCGTGGTGATGTCGTTCAACAGCCGGGATAGAAGTTGGACAGTGTTCTCCGCGCCGGGAGTTGGAGCGCTCGGCGGGAGAGTAGTGCGAGAGGTGTTATTGTCACCAACTCCTGCATTACGATTGATCATGCGAGTGGGAGGAGGAGCGGGGACAGTGTACTGCTGCGGCACAGGCTGTTGCATCAAACGCGGGTCCTGGTCGGGCCGCATACGACCATACCCTGTGGCCTCCAAAATTTGTTGCAACGTGGCCATTATGCAGCTCTCCGAGGATTACGAGACGGAACGGGAGGGGAAGACTTCCGCTTCGCCTTAGTGTTGTCCTTAGCCTCGACCTTTTTCGGCTTGTCCGCGTCGGATTTCTTCGTCGGTACAGGCGGCTCGAGGTCGGGGACAGAAGGAGTCTCTCCGCCGCCGTAGAAAGCTGGAGGCGCTGCGGGTACCATTGCGTAAGGCATGCGCTGGGATTCGTCGACGATTGCCTGTGCTGGATCGGCCCGCGCCATAGAGTGGAACATGGGGTTCATCGAAGGCATCGGCGGTTCCATCTCCAGCGGCATGGGAGGCTTGGGCATGGTCGTTGTGTTTTGCGCTCCCGCCCCTCCGAAGGTCACGCCACGGATGAGGTCGTTGATTGCGTTCCACATCCCATGCCAGCCTTGCTCCATGAAGTCAGGGGAGAATGGCGCCGGGACACCCTGGTCGAATTTCATCTGCGCGTTGGAAGGTGTAGCACGCGGTTGTGCGGAGGGGATTGTGGCCCCACCTGGAAGCATGTTCGGGTCCATGTTGTTTCCTGTGTTACCAAGGTTGATGTTGACAGGAACTCCCCTGCCAGGTAGGTTTGGATTTGTCTTCGTCCCCAAGGCATCGGCTAGTTTCGCGACGGTTAGAAATGCCTTGTCCAGCATATCCACCGGCGGAGGCTCGGCAGTGTTCTTCTGCTTAGGGAGCGGCAGTGGCTCTGGTGTGAATGGCACCATGTTTCCACTGCCGTCATTCCTCAACGCCTGCGGCGGGGCGTCAGACATTGTCTCGCTCGGCCCTTCGGCTACAAGCCTACGCCGGCGAGGTAGCGGCTTGTCCTTTGTCGGCAAACCACCGAGGGGATCGAGATTATTTTCATTGAAATATTTCTCAATATCCGATGGCTGCGTCGCAAAGGGGTCAAGTTTGCGAACGTCGATAATTGGCGCGCTCCGCCGAGTACCCGCCTTAGGACTTGCTTGCGGTGCCTTTAGCGCCATTACCTGCCACCTCCCGGAGCTTGAGAGAGAAGTGCGCCAAGGGTCGGCATGGACGGCGGGCGGTTCGCGCCAGTCGCCTGGAGGAATGGATTGACCAAATCCTCCATGCGCGACACATAGGGCAAGCCAGAGCCCGACACACCGCCGGAGAATTTCGGCGCTTCGGCCTGCGGAGCCTTGATGCCGGAAAGCATGTCGCCGATGGAACCGAGGCCACCACCACCCTGGGCGCCACCGGCCGGAGCCATTGGGTTGGCCATCGGCGCGCCACCCATGGGCATACTTCCTGCGGGGTTTAGCATATTCCCCATTCCAGGCTGTTGCTGTCCAGAGGCCATGAGCATTACTGATAGAGGATCCATTTTTGGGACTCCGATAAGTGTGTGCAACTATCGGCGATAGATGCTTACGTTTTCCACCCTACATAAAAATCGGCGCGCCAGCCATCGCACTCGCAGCGCTCAACCCCGCGCCGAGAAGCTGTGTCCAATCGCTCTTAGGCTGCGCACCAGACACTGTGCTGGTACTCCCCGCTCCTGGCATGGCGCCGGCTCCACCTAGCATCTGCATTCCCAAATTAAACGGCAGCATTTGCTGGTTGAAGCCCTGCGCCCCTTGCTGATTGGCAAGCTCCCTGCGCTGCGCGCCCACAGTCTCCAACGCCGCTTCCGGGAAGAGTGAGGCCTGCATGCTTTGCGGTGCCAGCGTAATGCCTTTCGCCAGCGCATCCAGGTTCTGCCCATATGCAGTATTGAGAAATTTCGCTGACGTGTCCCCAACCTCCCGCATATACTGACCAGCGGCGATGCCCTGCCGGACGTTGTCTTTGGGGCTCCCCAGAGCACCAGGCCCCGCGGATATTGCATTCGTCCTGAGCCCTGGCATGACGACATCGCGAAAGTTCTCGCTCAGCGGGCGAAGAGAAGCGTCGAGCGCTTGCTTCATCGCGGGATTGCTGTCCAAGTTCATAACGTCGCCGGTCAGGAAGTTCTGCGCCTTCCCGAGATTGGCGGACATTGTTTGCAGGTCGTTGGTGGACTTATTCACCACTCCCTGCTGAGCTTGGTTTTGGAGTGGGTCAAATCCTTGCACGCCGGGGAGCTGAGGAGTTCCACCGGACAAGCTTTGGTCAATTTGACCCATTCCTTTTTTGATAAGCTCCCTCTGTTCGGGAGTTAATTCGACCTTATTTGTCTGCTCGACTTTGTCCGATCCGCCGCCCGGCATGATCCACCTCTTTAAGAAGAGTTACATATTTCAGCTTGTAGCCAGCAGGCTGGAAGACCTTCGCCCAGCCGAGGCGACCATTGATTTCAACGAAGTCCGCGCCGACCATAGCAGCCATTCGTTCGACAGCCTCCACCCAAGGGAGGAAGAAGTGCGGTCCATCGTCGCCGGCGCACCATAGAATTTTAACCGCCTTGCCGGCGCTGTAAGTTACAAAGGAAGTCAGACCCCAAATCGATGTGTCACAACTTCCATTGAAACCTCCCGCCCACACTTGCATATTCGCGGCGTCGATTTCGTCGATGATTTTGTCAAGCGTGTGGTATGGTTCCCAAAGTTCAATGGTTTCCGCAAGTTTGGCTAGAAGTGCCGGCCGATGTTTTTTAAGCTCATCATCGTTGAGAATCTCTAGCCAAACTTTGCTCATGAGAAGGTTATCCTTAGTTCACCACGTCCGCCGTTGCCGCTAGTGCCACTCTCCGAACCTCCACCTCCGCCGCCTGGCGCTACACCATTGCCAGCGTTGTTCGCGGCG